CCCCCGATAAACACAGGGGTGGGATAAAAAGAAAAAGTATGAAATATAACAACTATTCAGACAAATTAAGAGTGGTTTTGACAAGCATTGAAATAGAAGTGGGTAGGGCAAAAGGAATGTTTCCAGATGACTTTGTAAACCAGCACGAAGCCTACGCCGTTATACTTGAAGAAGTGGACGAACTATGGGATGAAATAAAAAAGAACCAGCGTAATTACGATTTGGATGCGCAGCGAAAAGAAGCAATACAGGCAGCGGCAATGATGTGCAGGCTATTAGTCGAATTACTTTAATCACCATCTAAACAACCCAACCGGTGCTAACTTTTAAACGAAAACTAATTTTGACTAAAGCTCAAGAACGAAGGATTAATTCCTGGGTAGGGGTTTGTCGTTTCGTTTACAATTTGTGCAAGGAAATTCAACAGGAGGCTTGCAAAAACAAGGGTACTTATATCCATAAGTATGAGCTAATGAAGCAGTTAACCGAAATACGAAACGTCGATTGGATAGGAGATGTGCCCCGCGACGGAATTGAGGACGCGATAAAACGTATGGATAATAGCTACAAAGCATTTTTCAAGGGCGGCGGATTTCCGAAATGGGCCAGCAAGAAGCGATTTAATTCTATCCGATTCAAACAGGTTATTTCAGTTGAAGATAGATTCGTACAAGTGCCGAAATTGGGCAAGTTAAAGATGGTTAAGGATAGGCCGGTGGTAGGAAAAATTAAACAAATTACGATAAAAAGGCAGGTTGACGGGTACTATGCCTGTATAGCCACGGATGCAGTAAAATCAATTCAATGCCACGATGAGAACCAAGTTTTGGCGCTGGATATGGGCTTAAAGCACTTCGCGGTTGACAGCAACGGGAACTACATAACAAACCCGAGGCATTTTAAGACGCATGAGCGGCGGCTAAGAATCGAGAACAGATCCTTAGCCAGAAAGAAGAAAGGTGGCAAGAATTGGCGAAAACAAGCTCACAGACTGGCGAGGCTGCATAATAAGATAGCCAATGTGCGCCGTGATTTTTTACATAAGGAATCCACAAGAATTGCCAAGGCTAACTACATTGTAATCCTGGAGGATTTAAACATTTCCGGGATGGCTAAAAACGGGAACCTAAGCAAGCATATTTTAGATTGCGGATGGGGCATGTTCCGGGGGATGCTTAACTACAAAACCATAGTAATTGTAATTAACCCAAAATATACATCGCAAACATGCAATTCCTGTGGGGTAAGAGATGCTAAAAGTAGAATTTCCCAATCAGAATTTGTTTGCACAGCCTGCGGGAAAGCCGACAATGCCGACAAGAACGCGGCCAACAATATACTAAGCAAAGGATTTGCTTTTATCTGTCAACGTGAGGCAATAGCCTGTGCGTAGGATAAGGAGCGCACTTTCAAGCGCAGTCCGGCAACCAATGAGCAAGATTTTTTCAACGAATACATTAAATCTAAAAACAAATGAGCAAGATGACAGCAGAAGAATTACTCGAAACAAAAGAATCTGAAATAAAATTCCTAACTGGAACCGTATCGAGGCTACAAGCCCGTATTAAAGAACTCGAATACACCACCCCTTCAGCAAACGATACACCGGAAGGGAAGCGGGAACAACTAAAGTTGTGGGAGAAAGCCGCTATTCACTTATTTGAAACACATAACCCGGACGTTGACCAAACAAGTTTGATGGGTCAAAGGCTGCTAAACGGGTTCAGGGCCGACATGTGGACGCTATCAGTATATTATAACATTAAAAACAAAGAAAGAGACAGAGGGAATGGTTGTGATGATTTGCACAATGAATATGCCGCTAATCCCCTGCTGGACGAAGTGGTAAGACTGCGAAGGGAAGTAGAGGAATTGAAGGCCGGTATTAAAAAAGTAGTTGACGGCCCATTTACAATGAATCCGCAAGACAGAATCATTTTACGTGAACTACTTAACAAATAGAATATGGAGCAAGCAATAAAACCAGAAATTGTAAAATACGGTGTGTGGCTTGGTGAAAATAATTTAGGAAGGAATTCTGATGGCCTATGGGGTAACAATATTTCATCTGAACCCCGTAAAACTGATGAAGAAGTAGCAGACATCTATCTAACAAATCCTGATTATTATCAAAATATAAAAAAGGAGCTAAGGCGAAGGATTGTAGAAAATTACAAACCATTAATACCATAAACCATGATAAAAGGATGGATTGAAGTAACCACTCATGAATTAAAATACCCACTTTGTATTAAGGGTGTTCATAGTAGTTTTTATGGCCGGGAGGATGTTTTCTATGAAAGAGTTGACAGCGCCGAAAGAATGAAACAGTTATCCGAAAATTGGAGGTTGTTTTATCTCGACGAAACCCCCTCCATCATGGAAGAAGAAAATAAACGGCTAAGGGAGGCGCTGGAAGAAAACAGGAAACTGAAAGCCGGGATTAAAAATATTATAGCTGAATGCGCGGAAGATTGTTCTGTTATGACCAGCCTTGAAAAGATTTTGAACATTGTTAACCAACTACTCAAATAAAACAATTACCAATGGATATAGAAACAGGGAATAAAATAATAGCTGCGTTTATGTGCGGCGTTTACGATGGCAGAAAATACATGGACGTTCCTGAGCATGGCAAATGCTTAGTAGGCCCAAATTATGACAACCAGCTTAAATACCATTCCTCTTGGGATTGGCAAGTACCAGCGTGGAGTAAAATATCACACCTTACAAAAGAGGTTGCTGCCAAATCACCAGACACTTATAACCGGCATATTGGATTTGCAGACCGGTATGAATCAGCAGTATTTAAAAATAATCCATTAGCTGGCTTTGAGGTTATTGTCGAAGCAATCCAATGGTATGACACCAACCCAAATAATATGAACATCAAACAACAAATCAAGGAACGGGCGGAGAAGGAATGCGGTATGGGGTATCGGTACTCCCAAGCCTACACTTCCGGCGCTCTCTCCATGCTACCCATTATAGAGGATGTGGCGGTGGAGTTTCTTAATTGGTATAGCACTACGACTATTAATTGGAACAACGATTCAGGAGCATACCTATATTTCATCACAGAAGTTTACCAACCTAAATAAAGCAGATATGACCACCCGCGAAAAGTTCCACCAGTTAATTTGCCTCTATGAGTTGGGGATTCTCTGCTACCGAGATTATGGGCAATGGCGCGATCTATTTGAAATGAATTTAGAAGATGGCCTTTGCATGGCCTCGTCGAAGTTAATCAAGAAGGGCAATCGTTTCTGGATAGTAGAATATAAACCGAATGGCGCAAAAACATATTGGTGGAAACATCCATTTGAAGATGCCCCGAAGTCTTACAACCTCCGCGCTCTACAGGTACGCCTTGACTGGCTTTATGAACAATTAAATAAATTAAAATAGTATATGGTAAAAGCGCAAGAAATCAGAATCGGCAATTACTTCAAAACTGAAATTGGACTTATCGGTAAGGTGCTATCATTTCACGAAAGTAAGGTTACAATGAAGATGCCGCATAGCACGTCAGTGATTCATACTAAGCCACAATTCAGGCCGGGGCTGGACATCGACCCCATTCCCTTAACACCTGAAATATTGGAGAAGGCGGGGTGGGAAAAATTTGCTGGTGTATTTTCTAAAAACGAGTGGGCCCTTAGAGAAGATGCCCCCGGCTATGAATTTAACAGCCCTTATTGGCGAACAGGTGGCATATCTGTTCAATACGTCCACCAACTACAAAACCTCTACTTCGCCCTCACTGGGCAGGAGCTTGAAATAAAAATGTAAAAAATATGAAACACTATATAGTCATTGGAATAAGTCTTTGCCGATGTTTTATTTACACCAATGAAGTTAAGCTAAGGCAGGTAGAAAACCCGTCTGACACAATCACACTTCGATTTGATAAGTTCCCGGCAAAGAAACTTGATACACTTATCATTGGCCATATTTACGCTACCGGAGGAGTAGCTTATTACAAAGACACAACATTGAATTATATATCAAATAGATAATCATGAAATGGAAATTACTTAAAGACTTTTGGGGTATTTCAAACAAATACCCAATGGCTGATTTAGCACCCATTGACGCAGGATGCACTATAACCGAAAATGGCGATGGGCGCTACAAGGTAACAAACTATTGGGGAGACTTAAAGGCTATAGTAAGTAAAGAGTCTTTTGACGCAATGGAAAAAGAACCCGACCCAGAAATGGATATTGATAAACCAACCAAACCCACCCAACCATGAAATCCCTCACCTTTTTCGGATTGATACTGCTGTTTACTGGATGCGTGACACATAAGCCTGGATGGTGCAAAACGCATAGGCAATACGAATGCTTTCCAGATATAAATAAAATCGCTGCACCAGAAGTAAAATATTCAGTAGCTAAAAAACGAATTATCGATAGCCTGAATATTGAAAAAGCTGCTGCTCGAATAAGATTGAATACAGCCATTTTATACTACGAAAATGAGAAACGCTGCGGAGCAATAGCTGATGGATATAAAGCTCAATATTACAAAACTGGCGATAAGTCATTTGGCAGTCTTTATAATAAATATGTTGACAGCGTTTATTATTGGGCGGCCAAAGTCGTTGAGTTAAATAATTAATTCACCCCGCTTCAAAACTGGAAATAAAAACTAAAATATATGACATCGAAACAAATTTCAAATCAGTCCCCCCGTAAGCCTTCACCTGCATTTGGCGGCAAGGTGGTGTTAAAACAAAACGTTATCGCTATGCCTGTTCGACCAGGATACTATCCAGCTAAACAAATTGAGCTAACTATAAAACCCACACTTATATGACAGACGAACAAAAATTAGCCGCCATCACTTCTTTAATAGTTGACGCAAACGCTGCAATGAGCGATCCGGCCCACTGGAAAAACAACACCACGCAGACAGAGGGAATTGAGACAAGTGAATCAAACAGCAGTTTACGTATGAAGATTAGTAAAATATTAGGGTTGGGTAGTTTGGCTTAACTTTTATGGAATTCGTACTATTAGCCGAACCTTAATCTTCCTCATCTGTACCCTCTACTATTTCAGGGGCTTCTACACTACATTCAAAATCATAGATGTATATGGGTTCTGGATCAAGGAAGTGCTTTAGCTTGAATTGTATGGTGTGCTTTTTAGAATCCTCTGGCGCTGGTAAGACTACTATGCCTTCTAATGCGTATGGCATCTTATCTGGATCAGCCTTTATGAATATTGGTTGACCCCATACTAAGTCTTCAAGTTTAAGTCTTATGTGTATTGGCATTTTTTAATGTTTATTATAATCAACGCACATCTCTACAAATGTTGGCTATAGTCGACACTAATCAACCAAAGCCCCAAGCCCTTCATCTGGATCGTCATCTTTCATACTATCTAAATCAGGTCGTATGGAATCTACCTTTGGAGTGAATTTTGTGTCGATTGCCAATTCCCGCGATCTTTTTATTAGCTTATCAAGACGCTTTTTACAAGCCGCTATATCTTTAGCTATCTTCTCCCTTTCTTGTTCGTTGTTCATTTTTTATAAAGTGTTCACATTTTTTCTTTTCAAAATTGTATGGCACAGTGGCAAAGAAGTCCTTTGTTCTGTCTACAGGTTCTTTAAATCTTTCACAAGATTGTTTTATAGGACAACCCATACCGTAGCATTGACAAACAAAGTCTGATTCCATTTAAAGTATTTTGCCCTTCCAAATTCTCTTGTTCCTTACCTCAAAATCTTTATCACCGAACAGATCGACTATTGCGAATCCGTGATTCCATGAATTAATCGGCATGTATTGGGGATGCAATTCAGACATGCAGCCGATACTCCATGTTGTAATCATCTTCCCGTTTATATCTTGCTCTGTATGCTCGGATGAGCGATGGTGATGGCCACAAATGGTATTCGCCTTAGCTCTTAAATACAGCCCTCTTGCTATGTTTACAGGAGACATTATCGAACTGGCAAACTCATGGCCGTGTACGATATTCAGGTCGTTAGCCTTTATTATTGTTTTGCCAGATATAACCACAGTGCCGGGGATACGTTTTTCAATTATTTCTTCTAGCTTAAACTCGTCGAGACCGATAATCTCTTTTGCTTTCTGCCAAAGAAAATGCTGGTAGCGCTCACAATGGTTGCCAAGTTTATAATATAATGGCACGTCTAACACTTGCCTCATTCTATTGAATAAGTCTGCTCCAATTTGTATTTCTTCGTGAAACTTCTTTTTACTTGGGTCTGTCATAAAATGGCTAATGCCGTGGAAATCCCACCCATCGCCATTGATTAATAAGGCGTCTACCTTATCTTTTTTACAGTATGCGAGTGCGGCTGTGATAGCCTGTACGCTATGATATGGCGCATGTGGGTCGCAAAAAATAGCAATACGTTTGTGGTTTTTTAAAATAAATGGATCATATACAGTTTCATCGCTCTCTGGCAACTTATAAGGATTTCGTGGCCGTTCTTCCTTTTCAAAAAATTCGCTCTCGACCTTATTTGTTGCTTCTTTCGCCCCTCTCTTTCCTGCTATATATCGTAATTTATTTCTTGCGTCTTCCACATCCGTGAATGTTAGTTTGTGATCGTTGTACATTATTCTGGCAAGTTTCAAGGTGGGCATATCCATGCCGTGTTTTTTACGATACTTACGTGCTAAATCTACTTTCAGGCTCATGGTTTAGGGGTTTTGTGCCATTCTTTAAAATAATAAGTGTGTTTATATGAACAATTATCTTTTATACAAATGAATACTGATATACTGTCGTCCTCCTGCACGTTTATTAATTCGTGACGATTGTGGCCGTACTGTATCATATTAGGAGTACAACTACATACCAAAACAAACCATATCACTATGGCAAATAAAAATATTAAAGGGGCTACTCTCATTCAAGTTCACAAAGGCAAGTTTTGGTTTCATAATATTTCTAAACATCTTTTAAGAAAAGCATACCGAGCCGAATAGCCGTTAAGCCCTCCGTTTATACGAACAACAATAAATTGGAATTTAGTGTATTGGTGTGGGCCGGGATGAATCCAGTTTGATGGGAGATCAGCAATTTCATTCAGATTCTTTACCTTAGCCCAAAACCAGCAGGCGCTTTCTGTTGCTGCGTCTGGCTGTTCCAACAGTTCTGGATGCACTAATAGATCAAGATTACCGTATAATGCAAGGCTGCAATCATGATACACCTTACGGCCTGTAAGTTGCCCCAAACCCCTACCGGGGAATTTTACCCCATCGCCTTCTACTATATTACCCAAATCAGCCCTGCCTTCGTATTGCTCTCCTGGTTTATGTCCGGGATTGGCATTTTCTAAAGTGTCGTTAAATGATGAGCTTTCTTCTGCGCAATTTGCAAGGAATGGAGCAAGCCTTTGTTTTGTATCTATCTTGTATTTTGCAGTGTATTTGTTTAAGAGTGGGACGTATATATCAAGGTTTTGAGGCTTAATAAGAGGGGCTATGTACTTTAATTGGTCTGCCGAAAGGATCATTGGATAAAATGATTAGCAACGATTGCCGCAACAAGTATTACTGCTGCTATTATTCTTCTTATTACAAATGGTATTTTTGTTAATCTATCTTCATTTAATGAGTTACTGGAATTAGAAACATAATCAAGTTTCTCCCTCCGAAATATATTTAAAAACACATCGAACAATAAACCACGAATGCCTATACAGCCTACCGATACGAATACTATATGCCACCCTTCAGGCTTCGTTATTAAATAAACTACTCCAAATCCAATGGCAGCGGTAAGGTAGGTGAGCCAGTGATTAATATTGCCAACCTTACCCCATACACGTTTTATACGCCACGCCTCTATTAAGGAAAGCAACACGGTTATGGGTACGTAGTAGATCACGCCCAATACCCCAGATTGTACATCAACACCCACAAACTAATTCCCCATCCGATTAGGAATGCCAGAAATATAAACCCCCAAGCGAACTTTTCATTTGGTTCTTTCTTGGCGTGATACCTAAGCGCAAGTACTAACAGTACAATTGGGGCCAAAAAAGCAATAATTGGAATAATAAAATTGCCCATATATTTAATTTTTACTTTGCTTCGTGAACCAAGAACCCACCAAGTATAGCCGATATTCCCATCAGCAACCACTTGGCTCTTTTGTTTTTTGAAATTAGTTTTCTTAAATCTTCGTTTTCTTTTATCAGTTCGGCAATCTTGTCTACCATTGATTGCATTGCCTGACCATCCCCTACAATCTGCTGTCTTAATAAGTTAATCTCTGAACTGTCTATACCCCTTCTTCCGGTTGCGTTCTGCTGTAAACTGTCTATTACTTTTTTGTATCCTAATGCTTGCAGATAAACGCTGTCGAGTTCTTCAACTATTTGATTGCAGTCTATAAGTTGTTCTGCGGTATCTTTTGCTAAAGCAGCAGTACGGTATTTATTTACAGATAGGGTTAATTCTGCAATCTTATTGGACATTCTTTTTTCGATAAAGTCCTTTGTTTCTAACCATGCGTTTCTATCGCTGTCATCAGCGCGTCTTTCAGACTCGTAGTTGATTGAATCAGCAGCAATTTTCGATTCGCGTATTGCGATCTGCTTTTTAAGGCTGTCTTCTACATGGTAATCCCTTACGGTAACAGGGCTATTGCATAGTAACTTAAAAAAAAGTAAGCACGATAGGATGAGGCCAATGATTAATCCGGTTAGGAAGGGGTTTTTCATTTTATCGTTATTGAAGGATCTTTGTCGTTGTTTCTACGTACTGCGTACCCAACAATAAAGCCAATTGCACCGGCAATAAGTGCGGTAATTACATAGCCCATTGGATTTCAATTTAAGGTTTATTAAATATACTGAATAAAAATGAATATTTTATCTCCCAAAACGGGAACGAATCTTTGCGTAAATACGGTACGTTTGCAAGCAAGTCTCAAATACCAACCATCGAATCGCCTTCCTCATATCGGACTTGAAAATAACATTTTAAGTCCAGATTTTATGTAGTAGTTAATACTTACCCTTACATCCCTTTTTTGCTTTCCAATTATTCCAGAATGGCTTCAAATTGCCATCTTTCCAGTCTTTCCGAGCCTTCACCAATGCGGCTATCGTAGTTGCAGTACTGGCGATAAGTGTCATAGCAAATAAAACATCAGATCTTGTAATTGACAACATTATAGATCCAAAGATCGAAAACATGGAACCTAATATCAGCCCCATCAAACTTTTATCCTGATACATAGTCGTAGCCATTATCGTTTTAGTTTTAACCGACACTGGTTGTTACAGTTGGCTTTTCTTTTGTTAAATCCACTTGTATATTAGAAATATCGCCAGCTTTCTTTACTTGTATAAGAGTATTGTTTGGTTCTAACCAATTTTTTATTAAGTACCCTAAAAACGTAATGATTGCGATGTGCTTTTGAGCATTCCAGTCTATCTTAAAAGTCCCAGCATCAAGACTGGTATAGACACTGGTTAATATTGCGGTTACAACGGTGTACAATGCACCACGGAGAAAGTCTCTTGCATTAAGCAAGAACTGCCTATTGGCTATGACTTTGATGTTAGGTTCTGGCATCGGTTATTTTTAGGATTTTGGATGCTTAAAAATACGAAATTATTGTCTAAATATGTTAACTGAATTATAGGTTACCGGGACTATGTTTGCTGTCGTAAATGAAGTCGCATTCCCAGTGCAGCCAGAGGCGCTTCCTCCTGTATTAAAAGGCACTACCATATAGCTGTAATGTGTATTCTGCGTCAATCCTACCGCTGTTTGCGATGTCGTAGCCGTGGTGTACGTAATACTACCCGGACTTCCCCCAAAGAGGTATATGTAAATATTGTAACCGGTAGGACTACCCGTAGCCGCATTCCACGATAAGTTTGCACTATTAGCTGTTGTCAGGGTAGTCCCATCAACCGGCGTAATATTTGTGGTGCAGTTTGGTGGGTTTGGGAGTGTTGTAAAGGTGGTCGCGTTTGCGGAGCAGCCAGTAGCATTCCCAAAAGTATTATAAGGAACCACATACCAGCTTATGAGCGTATTGGCTGTTAACCCTGTCTCTGTATGTGGGCTGCTGGTAGCACTGTCTATCAATACCCCGTTTATCCAAATTTGGTATCCTGTTGGCCCTCCTGCGGCTGCATTGAAATTTAAAACCGCCGATGTCTGTGTAACACTGGTGGCATTGATATTAGTTGTACAATTCGGCGGCACGCCGGGAGTAACATAAGCGGCGGCTCCTTTGTTACTATCTATTGGTACGCCGTATCTATCTTGGGTGTAATTTGTGAAAGCGCCAATACCGCCAATCATAGGGCTTCCGGCAGAGGGCTTATAGAAAATAGAATCCACCACCTTCCCGGTTGAATACCTTGCGCTATAGTTTGTGCCAAGTGTAAAATGCGTTGTGGCGGCTCCTATTTCTGCATAAAAATATCCATTATGGGCTGCGCTATCGGTAGAATAAGGAGTTGTTGCAAAATCCATTTCCGGACGGAATATCACATTGCCGGTAATTGTTACACTATCCGCATCCACAAGGTCTACTATTTTACCATTATACCTGGAAGGGCCGTTATAAGATAATCCCGTTGTACTGTCTACCGTATTGTGAATAATTACTGATTTACGGAATGAAAACCCATTAGAAGTTCTGCTCCCGGCACCCTGCGTTGTTATTTCATGGGCAGAATAGGATAAAAAATGTTTGCTTAAAGTATTTTGTATTTGGGTGAAGGCATTCGATCCGGCATACCCCGGCAGCCCTGTCCATTGCATTGGCAATGTCCTTGTCATAGATGCATAGGAGTTGTAAATACCCCCGCCATCTACAAATATGTATCCATACCAAAAAATGGCTTGATTATGAGAGTTGTTTGAACTACCAACCCCGTCTATACTATAGAAAGCGCAATTTATAAACTTAGCTCCCGGCCCTGTTCCTTGAATAGCTCCCACGCTACCGCCAGAGCCGTTTCTGGTATTATTCAGTATTGTGTCCCTCTCAAAGTAAGGAGTAACGGCAATACCTCTGTTTATTTCCGCTGTTGTACTCCACGGTGAACCAAATGTTATTATAGACCCTGCATTTGCATACCCGTCTAATTTACACCCAATGATTGAATCATTATAAAATGTTTGTGAGATAGACCCGGTAAATTTCATATCAGCATTGTACGGCCAGTCAAAATTAAACAGCGGTTGGTCGTGCCTGTTTGCAACGTTGTTAACCCCTTTTATATCCAGTATTTTGTTGTCATGGAAAAAGTGCATGAATATTTCTGCCCAATAATTTGTAAACTGAAACCCTGCTATGGTTAAGTGATCTACATCGTGCCATTCCAATTGCTGAAAGGAAGTGTTGGTAACAGTTACACCATAGGCATCAATCATATTGCCTACGCCCGTTATATTATGAATGGTGGCAAAATTAGTCCACGCCCCCGTACATGTGAGTGTATCATAGGTGCTAAATGTATATCCAGTCCCGCTTTGAGTAATATCAGGATTGCCACTATGAACAGGGAATGTAAATCTTGACCCAGAGTACCAAACAGTATACCCATATTTATCCATACCCGCTACACCTTTGCCGTGGTTGACGGGAGTGGCGATAGATATAGAGCAGCAACCAATTAGGAGTATGGATAAAATAAATCTCATTAGTTTGTTTTGATCCAGTTAGTACCATCATGTACAAAAATGTATACGGTATTATTGGTAAGGGATGTGATAGTACTCCCAGAAGCATCTTTCCAGCTACCGCCAGAACCTGTTTGCGTCCACGTATTGCCACTGGTATTCCTGTTCATAATAATCATTACAGACCCGGATGCTGCTGGCGTTGTAGTTTGCACTGTTCTATTTGCTGTAATTACTGGAAGAATGAGTATAGAAGTTTCATTTGCGGAAGTGATTGCAATATTTGCATCCGTTGCCGTAACAACATCCCACAATCTTAAATTGCCGTGAACCCCTGTTTGGCCGCCAGCATTCCCTAACTGCAAACTTGAACTACCAGTAGTAGCACCCGCATCTAAAGAGATGCCCCCATCGGAGGTTAATGTAGTAACGCTACTTGCATGCACATCAAAAGTTGTCAGTTTACTACCTGTTGTTCCGAATTGCAAAGATTTGCCATTACCTGAAACACTTCTGTTGCTTGATAACGTGCTGTCGGCGCTGTATATGCTGTAAGGAATTGCGCCGCCACCGCCTGCGGCTACTTCAATCAGATTTCCAGAAGCATCAAAAGCAGCACCATACGCAGCAGTTCCGGTAAAGGTGCCGGAGCCATACAGCGCAGCCTTCAAAGAGCCGTTATTGTTAATCTTAAATTTCTCCGTTGTTGTTGCCCCTGTCATAAATACAAGTGGTACATCGTTTCTTACTGTAAGATACCCGCCATTGCCACTCCACAGATCTCCGTAATTAGCCCCAAACTGCATGATAACGGCACCGTTGCCAGCTTCAAGGTTCCCAAAAGAAAAATTATAAGTGCCGCTTCCAGTCACCCCAGCAGTTGCATTTGTGTTTTTAAATTTCCATGCGGTGGTTGCTGCACTTGCGTCACTCCACTCACTATATAACATTTGGCTGCCGGGGTTAGTAACACCAATGCCTATTTTTGGAGATTTGAAATTTGATGTAGTCGTTAAAAGGCTGCCGGATTCTGTTAAAGACCCGTCAGTAATAGATGAACTTGAATTGAATATGGGGTATGTGCCGGATGTGCCAGATCCAGTTATACCAGATCCACTTGTGGCCGTATGCCCAACCAGTCCATTAGCATCAATCGTAAGCGTGTGAACAGTTCCGCTTTGAGTTGGAGATGTCACACCAGAAGCAAGGAATGGTAATGTGTAGGTGAGGGAGGAAATACCAGATCTATCAAGAGTCATCCAATCGGCTGCTGAAGTGGCAGCATCATTTACAATTCTGAAATGTTTTTTACCATCATCATTTACATATTCATCGTATATTTTCGCATCGGATGCACCAAGAGAATCCCACATTGAAATATAAGGGAGGTGAGAAGTATAAGCCGTCCCTATTGTTACGGGTGCAAAAAACCCTTTATTATTACCCATACGGGCATGGCCGTTAGTTATTGTATCTGTTGTTGAAAGTTTATTGCTTACCTCTGTTAATCCTGAATTACCAATTGTACTAGACCCGGTTGCTATTAATATAGAATTATTAGTCAGGCCAGAAATCGCGCCGGGTACGGATGCCAAATATTCTGCTCCTGTTGAAGTAACCCCAATAATTCCCCCTGCACCTGCTAACAATGGATGAGTTACGCTATCGGCAATTATAAACTTATTAGATAACGTTTGCAATGTCGGGCCACTACTTGTCTTGTCCGAAGTAGCAAAAATTAATTTACCGGGTGTGCCTATCCCAGTTCCCTTCCCACCATTAAATATGAAGTTGGCCGCATTAAAATCCGTGCCAATAACCCCACTTACATTTAGAGTAATATTGTGAGGGAAAGATGCTGTTACCGGGCCAAAAAACCAATCGTTAACATTACCTGCACCGCCAGAATAGGCTGGCAAATCGTGTTGATACCAGCCCAGAAAACCCTGATGGTCGGCAGTGGCAATATCCAATGAATAGCTTGTGCTACCACCAGACAAACCAAGTGCGGTGATAAAATTATGCGCTGTTCCTGCGCCACCACCAATTAGCCAGTTGTTGGTTCCAGTTGCCCACACTGCATCTCCTATTGCAATAATATTTCCAGTGCCACCAGATGATAAGGCGTGAGTCCCATCACCAATCGCTACGCAGGCCAAACAGTCTGCTTGTGCTTGTGGGCCGAGCGCAGTGGCTTCTTTATTTGTGGCCTTAGATAAATACCCATAAGCTGTCCCAGATCCTTGCGTACCGTATCCACCAAGTGTTGGGAATCCTCCAAACGCATCTCCTGCAACAAATGGATTAGTCGCATCTGTTTTAAAAAGTTTGCTATTCCCAAAACCGGTTTTTGTTTGTTCTATGTGAAGCCCAACCGTTGCGCTATCAAATTTCAATGTCACGGTTTTTGCCGTTGCGCTATCTCCTATAATACCATAAATAGTCGCCAAAGTCTTCACGGTATCCGTTCCCGGAACAGCTAACTTAAAATTTGTTGTTGGAGTTTTCAGAGATACCGAACCGCCTCCGGGGAGCGCAACGCTCGTCTTAGGCTGCCCATTCTTCCATGTAACCAAGCTACTCCCTGCTACAGAAACACTATCCATGTGAGTGCTATATGTGCCTGACGCAAATGCTGTTCCTTCTTTATTAACTGTGACAACAGCACCGCTAACGGCGGTAACAAAGTTGGACGTGGTGTCTATGGTAGAATTGACTACTTGGTTATTTTGAAAAGAAAAGGAGTGGCCGCCTACGGTTGAATCTATCGTGTAAAATAAAAACCCTCCACCAAGAGATCCAGATATTGTATTTCCGTTAAGCTGCAAATCCTGATGATAAGTAGGGCCGTGGGGTTTGTAAACCTCTGCCATAGCGCCCCCATTCAAACTAATGCCGGGGTTGTTATAGATGTGTAAAGACTTGGTTAAAGCGCCATCGTTATTCAATCGCATGAACTCCCCGCCCACACCACCGATATAGGTATTGTTAAAGAAATTTACGTTCTGTACTGTATCAACCGGGCTAACGACAGTATGAAGTGCTGGGGCAAAGAATATCTGCGACCCAGAACCCGATGTTGGATAATTAGCAACAATTCCTGAACAATTAAAAACGTTCCCGAATATATTTACGTTGTTATTCCCAAAACCTAAACTCATTTGAGAGTTAGGGAATATGTTATTTGATATGGTTGAGTTTTGCAGGTAAGTAAACTCATTGTAATTAGTTCCTGCAAAATATTTTAGATGGCCACTAACACTATCCTGTGATGCAAGTGGCCGAAGAACTACGCTGTCTATTGTATTACCAGATAGTATCAACCCATTTAATGGATGTGTAGCATCAAGACCGCCTACAGAATACCCCCCATAAAAACTATTACCCCCATGCGCCTTATTATTGAGGTAGCTTGCGGGGCCGACATGTCTGCTTTCTATGGAAAAACAAATAATCCTGTAATCGTTCCACCATTCGTTATTACTGAAATAAATATTATACCCACCTAAAGAAGCAGCATCTTGCCCGGCCCTTCTGTTGGGGGCGCCACCCGTTGCTAAATCCCATGAATCACGGCTACCGAAGTGGTGGAACTTATTGTTGGTAATGGTTAGATCGTGAGAAGCTGTATCGTAATCGCTGGCTAAGTTTGCACTACCAATGTAATCGAACTTGTTATTATTGATAACGCCATAAGCGGCTTTGGAATAATACAATCCAGCGTAACTACCGCCGTTCTGGAAGTAGCAGTTCTCTATGTCAAATGTTCTTACCAGTTCTAAGTGAACAAGTTCTGATAATGTATCAGTAACAGAGGAACCGCCTGAAATTATCGGATAAGCATATTGTGTGTTACCATCAATCGTAACATCTGTCATGGTGAAATTGAAAAGCGTATCTGTACCGCTTACTAGTAAGTGGTTTATAAGATACCTGTTTTGACTTGCGTATGCTTTTGATTTTAATATGGATGTCGGGCCAAAACCTTTTATAGTTAAATTGCTTACCGGTACAAAACCACCAACAACGGGGTTTATAATATAGGTAGAGTTTACATCCGGCCTTACGATGAAGTTACCAGCAGCTAAAACAGCAACCGCATTTAATTGAGAGGTGTTATCTGCGGATGGGAATACTCCCAATTGCTTTAGTCTCACCTCCCCGTTTGCTATGGACATTAAGTAACGGCCAGCACCACTACCAACGGTAGGTGTTAACACCGTCATGCCATTGTCTGTTGCGGTACTGGCGCTGTTGTATACATAATTAGCGCCTCCCAAATCCCCTGCTGCAAGATTACCAAGCGTTATGGCACCTGTTCCATTGGCAGGCCGAACAGCGAGCATATCTGATATAGTATTGTAAACAGATGTTGACCCACTACCGCTACCAACCGATCCAACTAAAACCCAATTGCCATGTATTTTTGAATACAGATTACCACCACCAATACTATCCTGTGAGACAAGGTAGCTTGTGAGATAATTAAACCGCAAGGTGTCTGACAGTGGCCCTGTAATAGATAATCCGCTATCTGATGGCACTTTTAAAATGAAAGGGTGGTGTACCCTTAAATAAGTTACCAGCCCTGCTGTGTCAATCTGGTAACGGATAAGATTTGGTGTTGAAGAATCTATCACTATAAAGGTGAGTAAATCAGCTACCACCGATTTAATGTTATTCGTTCCGTTGATGGCTATTTTTATACCACCACCTACTGATGTATTGGTAGAGCCACCTGCGTTCATTAAAACAAGGTCTGCATCTGCAATGCCGTCTTTCCACCAGTAGGCAGAATTTGTGCCACCTGTAATAACGCCATTCAGCAATGTACCGCCGGTGTTAACTATTACTGGGAACCAACCCAACCTTGCCGTTCCTAATATATAGGAATTTGCTTCTGCAACAGAAACGAATGCCCTATACTTAAAATTAACGCCGTCATAAAGCATTGTCCTCGCCCCATCGCTTTTACCTGTTAAGGCTATCGGGCGGTTAAGCGGTGTACCCCCGGGGCCGCTGGGGTTGTATTGGCCTGTAGCGAAGAAACAAAGTAGGACGAATATTGGAAGTAATAGGCTTTTCATTATTGGTTAGTGTGTTAAGGATAATGTTGAGGTTATATCTAACGCTATTGGATTTCTGCAACATACGTATCTTGTTGCTCCTATTGTGAATATATCTCTGAATGTAAAGTCCGGTATTACACCTTGATTCAAAACCGTATTGAACCACCCGGTTGCAACTGGTTCTGTTGCCAAATAACTAAACATGACATATTTATTCGCAAAGTTTGTCAGATCACCACTGAATACGATGTTTGCTCCGGGTGAATACGATATGGTCTGCGAATTGGTTATAGTAAGCGGTGTGCTGTTATCCACGAAAGGATCTGTTGCACTCCAACCTATCACAAAACTTATCGGTGCTGCATTAACTGTTAATGTTGCGGCCAAAGAAGGTACGATGCCACATGGATTGCTAACTACACATCTGTAAGCCCCCGCGTCTGGTGCTGTGGCCCCGGTAATAGTGTATGAAGCAGACGTAGCCCCTGTTATATTTGAGCCATTCTTCTGCCATTGATATGTGAACGGTGCAGTACCACCTGCCAATACTGAAAACGTAACATTGTTACCGCTGGTTATGGTTTGGGAATTTGGATTGGCAGTAATATAAACTGGTGTACAAGTTGCTCCGCCAATAACAGCTAAAGCAGCATTCACATCAAGTAACGAATACAGATACGTGCCGGTTGCATTCAGTGTTTCATCATTAGGATTTTGACCGAAAGCCCATTCCACTGAAAGCCTAACCATCCTTAATATCTGAACGTAATTTTTGGATAGTGTTTTACCTCTGAATATTCTCTGCTTGGCAAACTTATTCGCGTCAAGGTATTGATTGATACGGGCGTAACTTACCCACAATGCTATAGGAACATTTACCGGCATCAGAAGTATAAGTTTTGGTGACTAAGAAGTTGATATGCGCGGTCTAAGGCTGCTTGACTTGAGTACTGATCAAAGTATACTTGGGCTTGATTAGCATTATCCAGTTCGGTGTAACATTTTTCAAGATTACTATAGAAATTCGTGTCGTTTAATATACTTGGAGTGGCAGATACTTTTTGAATAAGTTGGTATAATGCTAAATTGGTATACCCTGTAAAAGTATTTACAGCAGCCTTTGTATCGGTAGTCCCAGAAATCCAGTTTACTACAATATTCAAAGAATAGTCTTTTTGAAGAACATTTACCGTTAAGGTGTCCCCAATACCTGATATAATAGGCCAGTCTATGTAAGTGGTAGTTGTTCCTGATGGAACCAGCGTAGAATTATCGATTTTATTGAGGTATATGCGCCTTGCGGTAACTGCTGGGAATGTGCCAGAACTTGTATCTGTGAACAACAATGTGTTCAAGGCGGACGTCTGGCTGACGGAGTAATTAGGAGTAAAAGGCATATTGGATATTGGGTTGAGTAAAAATAATTGATTTTATTGGTTTTGCTGTTAATTTTATCGTTTAATTTCTCTTGAATCTGCTGACTTCTTAGCCTTTTTAGCGTCCTTTTTAATTATCCCGGTTTCTCTCAAAATCTGCGGCTCAAATCTTCTTATAGCATCGTCCTTTAATTTGTCGGCTTCGTATTTATTGCTGGTTGCACCAACCAAGTGAGCGCCAGTTTCCAATATTGGGATTTGCTCTACCAATCCGCCAATAGAGCCTAAGCCTGCATGGTACAATGCTTCCGGTGTGCTTTCCCCTTTCACAGAATGATCGTAAATGTGCCTTGCGGTAGCGGCAAATTGAATAATTTCTAATGGCAATGCATGTTGAACCGGTTTTGGAACCATTTTACCACCAATCATCATGGCATCACTGGTCATTTCTCCTTCCCTTCTTTTTTTGTCTGGGTTGAATTTACTGTACAGGCCGCCGAAACTCTTAGCGCCATACCAGCCTATTAGCCAAAGGGCTGTACCTAATGTACCCTGTTTCAATTGCATCATTACATGGTCTGCTTGGTCTGGTGTCAGTTTTTCAATACCATTTCGGTATGCCTGTATAACCTCTTTGGAGCCGCGTATCAACCCCAATGGAGATGTGGTAACAACCCTACGCGCAATATTGGTAGGTACAGTACTAACAGGGATTAAGAAGTCTACAAGAAATTTAGCGGTAGAGCCGGTATTACCCTGTTTTTCCAAAGAAGATTTCCACGAAGTAAATTTCTTCGATAGCCAGTTTTGTTCCTGGAATATTTCGTATTGCGCTCTTTTGTAAGACGCATTTTCTATAGAATTTATCACAAGCGGGTCAGTAATATCCAATCCATTCTTTTCAGCCCAGATCATCCCGTTTCTGAAAGACGCTTCAAACGTTGCTCTTTTAGGTGGGTCTTTGATAATCTGGTGCAAATCGGTTGGTAGGTATAACCCCGGAACGTGTTCATATTCTGCGCTACCCAAACGTTTGCTCAAATCTGATGAACCACTTTTAAGTATCTCCCATGCGTTATGAGCAAATTTCTTTGGATTGAAAAACTCTTTGTAGAATTTCAATTCTGACATAACATTTGCGCCACCTTCAATTGGCGCTTTTTCTGCAACCCCTTTGAATATGCCACCATAGATTGCGCCAATCGCCTGCTCCGGTATCCTTTTCCCGGCAGCGCCAATGGTTGCAGCGGCGGTAAGTTTTGCCAGTACATTGTACCCGGAAAGCACAGACAGTCTTATGCCCCTACCCAACCATGCCAACCCTTTTTGATACATATTCTTTTTACTCTCAAATGCCTTTCTCTTTTCAATTTTTATTTTGTATTCTGCATTGGCTACACGCTGCTGCGCTTTCACCCATTCGGTACTTTTCCTGAATTCCTTGTGAACTCTTGTTGGCTTATTAAAATCTGTCGGTTCCGAATGACCGGCAACTTCACCGCGTTTTGTTTTTAGTATTGTTGGGGTAAGTTTGTCTTCCAATAGATCGGCTTTCTTATTGAGCCTTTTTGATTCTTGCACCTCTTGCAATGGTTCATATTCAGCAATAGCATTCCTGATTTCTTTTTTAGAAAGACCACTATCTGCTCCGATGTTAGCATGTAGTTTATCTACCAACGCTTCCAAACCATTTACACCTTGCTTAACATAGTTTATAGCCAGCTTGCCCAATACTTCCAATGTTTCTACTGGGATAGGGATGCCTGCGTTGGCATTGCCAATATCTCGTTTGAACGCCTTTCTTAAAGCATTGAGTAAATCTTCTTCTTCTTTTTTAAGGGCTTCTTTTGTTTCTGCATTTTTAGCTGAACGTTTGGCCTGTTTCTTAACTTCTTCAAATCCTTTGACGGCCATTTTCTGCCGGAGTTCTTCTTCTACCTTAGCTTTAGCAGCAAGCGCTTCGTCGCGTTGTTTTATAATAGCATCGAGTTTTACCTGAATATCTTTTGGTATTTCACCACCATAAGCATCTTTAATAAATGCCTTTTCTCTTGATGGGTTAAATCCTTTGTCGGTTACTATCTGACGAATATTACCTACGTTACTCCATGCAGTACCGCTAATCATGTTAGCCGCTGTTGCGCGATCTACTTCGTCGCTTAACTGCTGTAGTTTGCCATGAACCTCTGCTTTACCTTCCGGTGTTTCGGCGGCATGCAATTGCTCTCTAAGATTTGATTCATGTGCATCAAGCTGATGCATGTAGTATTGCAACGCCTTTGCTTCTGCTGGCTGAACACCTTCTTTTTTATACAACACTCTTGCAACTACTTCACGCGGGTTGATTTCGCCACTATCCACTAAACGCTTACCTTCATTTACCACCTCTACATCATTGCCCATTTTTGGCAAGTCAACTTTTGGCAAATTGAACTGGCCACGTATCTCATTGGACTTGGCATTTTTGATGCCTACAGTTTTTTCTTCACCGCCAACCCCTTGTGGGAGTTCTTTTTCATTACCACTAACTTGTTCTTGTGTTCCGGCAAGGATTTTCGATCCGGTGTCTCCGCTTCCCAACGTTTCGCCATTGCTGGCTTGTTCGCCCACATCCAGCGTTCTTGGGCTTTCGATTGCAGGGGCATTGTCTTTTAATTTTACGTTTACAATTTTATTACCAAGATGCGCGCCATCATTAAAAAATTCCAGTGGATGTTTGCCTATCTCTGGCACACTTGTTACACTAAATTCGGTCACACGCTTCTTGCCATTTACTTCTGTCGTAATCCTAACTTTATTTCCCTCATACTCTATCTTTTTATTGCCGCCCTGTAGGTAAATCTCTTGCGCTTTACCTAAATCTTCTGGGCTTACATAAACCGTTTTGTCGCTTGCTGACTTTACACCACTATCGCCTATTCCGTGTCCTGCATGTTCTGATTTGTCTCTTGTGGTTGAATTCCTATCTACCGAATACTTACTACCTGATTCTGTTTCAAATTCAGCAACCTTTGATTTTACGTTTAAAATATTAGGAGTAGATACAGTCACCTTTGGTTTCTCTGGTGGTGTTTCTATTTTTGCTTCTGGGGCTGAAGAAATTTCTTTTATTTTTTCTTCAATCCTATCAATTTCTTTTTGTGCTGTTTCTTTATCAAAAGAAGATTCTACATTTTTCTTTTCTTCCTTCGCTGCCTCCAATTTTTCTATCCACGGATGCAATTCCAATCTAACATTATCGTTTATTACGGATGAATGTATTTTCTTGTCTATCTCTTTTTGGGATTCAATATCACCAACTACATCAGCCGCTGCCTGTGGGGTCATATTTCCGGCTTCTACCTGTTCTTTAGCAATAATCTTTGCATCTTCCAATGGGACTTTTGTAAACCCTTGCATTATCTTTTTAGAAAGACCAACTGATTTTTTTACCCCATTACCCAAGAGTGCCATGCCTGCACTAAGAGAGTAGTGCAACGCCGCCATACTTCCGGCTGCACCAATTACATTTTCATCAAGGTTTCTTTTATCCCCAAAAGCATTAGCGGAAATATTTTTTGCTATTTCACCACCGCCTGCTAATGCTGCGTTTTTAAAAGCTAATGGGCTTTCTTTTTTAATAAAATCAAATCCATTCTTTATTACTCCATTATACCAGCCGCCTTCAACTGCTAATTTCGGAGCATCCTTTGCCACAACACTCAATCCTTTTGCTGCCGATCCACCTGTTGTTTTACCCATTACTGCCGCCGTGGTAGCATCTATTGTCATGGCGGTTAAAGCCTGCTTCTTTGCATTCTCTAATGCTTTGTCTTTACTTAATCCTGCTTGTATGTTTGCCGCATACGATCTTTGTAGTTCGGTTGCATAAGCCCTTCTACCCATTTCATGAGCGTATATGCCTGCCGACAATACTTCACCCGAACCAGGAGCCAAAAAATTCAATGCTTGCGCACCCGCTATCTCTGCTGATACCTTGCCTTGACCGCCTGCGAAAGCACCCACATGACCGCCAAATCCGGCTGGCACAGGGACAGCGGCATCCGGGTCTTGCTTATCAACAAGAGCGTCTAATTTATTTATGAGTTGTTCGTCTGTTCCATTATCCGCAAGGTCGAACAGCGCCATATCTTCGTTACGTTTCTTAATAGAGGTGCTGAATGATTCTCCGAAATCTTCTGGCTTAGTTAATTGGCCGTTACGTGGATTGTATTCTAATTCTCCTTTGGATATTTTATTTGCGTTCTCTGAAATCTGCGCCTGTTTAAAACCATTGACAGCCCGGTTGCTGGAATGTAATACGTATAACGCCTTATCAATATCTTTGGCCTCTTTTGGATTTGTTTTTTTAGCATGTATCAGTGCTTCTTCTTGTAGTCCGGGGTCTTGTTTAATTGCCTGTGTGAATTGAGCGACTTCTTCTGGTTTAGGTACGCTGAAGTCTATTTCTGGAAAAGTCGGATGCGCTGATATATCACTACCCTCTCCCATATTTCTGCTATCAGAAAGCATTTTATTTGCAGCATTCTTTTTATCTGCAAGCATAGACTGCGCTAAGGCAGCGAGTTTTTTATCATCACCTAATGTTTTATGGATAGTACTTGATGCTTCATCTACTACTTTTCTGTGTTGATCATTTGCAATAACATCTGCTTCGGAAGGCGTAAACTGCTGTACGCCGCCTGTCATATTCAAGTAGTCCGGCTCTTTTGGTCTTACTGGTGATATTAATGTATGTGAAGATTCTTGCGGAGCGGAAACAGGCTTTGCATATTTTGTTTTAAAATCATTCACTATCGCCTGAACCACTTCTTTTGGCGCTTTCTTTTTATATAAGTCCATGACAATGCTATCCAGCTTTTGCCTATGTTCTGGTGCTAATACAGGGGTTGGATCGCCAGTTTGTGGTGGCGTATCTTGCACTTGTGGTTCTTCTAATATTTCTGCTTCTTCTGCCATTAGTAATCTATTCCGTATTGTTTTTTAGCATCGTCCACACTTAATTCGCCTTTTGTCTTTTTGGGTTTACCACCTCCTATATTTTCCAACAATTTTTGATTTGACTTCTTTGTTAGGAATTGTTTACCCAGATTTATTTTTACATCGTCTCTTGAAACACGAACGGTTGGTATTTTAGGGTCTATAGCATAGTTTCCGTTCTCTTTTACGGACTCACCTGTTACTGGGTCTTTCTTATAAAACACGCCTAAGTAATCTCCGTTGTCAGCAATTTTAACGGCATCAGGATGGTACACTTTTACGCCTGCCCGTACTTCGAGCGCCTTCTTTAATTCTTCGGGAGCCTTTACCGTTTGGGTTGTGAACTGCTGACCATCTGCTGTTTTATATACGCCTGTACCGCCAGCCTTTGCTTCATCTTCCCATTTCTGTAAGATTGGTTCGATAGGGTCTTTATAATCTTCGTCATCTTTACCCTTGCCAGTTCCTATACCATTTTGTTTTTTAAATAAAGCTAACGATTTGCTATTGGCAAGTTGCTGATTTAGTCTTGCATTCTGTAATCTAAGTTTAGATTCTTCATTCAATTTTCTCCTTACCTCTGTATTCACTTCTGGTTTACCCTCACGCGAATCAAATGTATTAACAGCGTTTAGTGCGTATGCCTTTGCTTGTATAGAATGCAAAATCTCTGCTGGATTGTTAGGGTCTGTTGGTTCGAGACTTGGCTTGTCTTTCATTCCCCAGTTCTCAAACTTATCTTTGGAAAGCTGTGCGTAGTGTTCATTGATTTGTTGAATTTCTTCCGGCGTCATATTATCCAACACTTTCTTAGCCATCATAGAATGCTTCCTGTCTGCATTTTTCGCATTCAGGCTGCCCATAAAGGTTGCCGGATCGTTTGTACCCCACACATTCGTAACAGCCAACTGCTCTGCGTCCTTACCCATCGGCGTCTTTATGCTTCTTAAAAACCGTGGCTTGCCTTTAGCATCATTGAATGTTTTGGTAAAGTCTTCGTCCGGCCCCGCCCAATAATGATTATCATATTCTGGATGCTGCCTTGCAAGTGTAGTGGGTGTATTTAATGAAAGGTTAAACCTGTCGGTAAAATTATCTTCCATTTTTTGTGGTGTCTTATAATAAGACTGCAATTGTTCACCCAATGTTTTTTTACGCTGTGTGCTATCGCTAATCAACTGCATTACTGCTGCAAGTTTTTTGTTCGCCTCTACCTGTACTTGCGCGTATGCAATTGGGTCTTTCTGTAGTTTTTGATCGAACAATAATCTTTTCTTTAATGGCCTATAATCCTGCCATGAATTTACAATATCAGCTACATCTGGATTAAGCACATTTCCCAAATGAGAGGACAATTCCTTATCCATATCGCCAACTTCTTTTTCACGAATGAGTTGGTCGCGCCTTTCATCTGCTTCGTGGTTTTGAACAAACCTATCCACTCTTGATGTGGGCATGAAATACACATCACCATAAGGGGCAGACGTTCTTTGATTCTCCTGATTACTGTAAGGCATTTCGATTTAAAGTTTATTAATTATTCGCCACCATCTGCTGTTCCATAATAAGACCCGCTTGTGCTACCACCGTAACCATACAGACCATTATTCCTTCTTGACCGTTGATACCCTGCAACACCACTACCAACTGCCGCAATACCCTGATCGATACCGTTATTTATATTCTGGTTGCCTGCACCCTTCAATGACATAGCATAGTCGTAATCGGATTGATACTTCTTATTTTGTATGCCTCCTATCTGGCTATTTACATTCATTAATCTACCAGTGTTACTTACTCTCATGGCGGCATTTCTTGCATCTAAATTACCATACGCATCATTTGTATTCTGCTGTATTTTAGATATAAGACCGATGCCAGCCCTTCTTGAATTAGCCCTCATAATAGCAAGGTTGTTCTGCCTGTCTATATTTTTTTGAGCCATCGCATACTGCTCTGATGGAAGCCCCTGATTTGCCAACTGGCTTGCTATTTGCTTATTTTCCAGCAATGCCTGCGGCACTTCTTGGCCCTCTAATCCTGCAAGCTGTTTCTTAGCTTCATTCTTTTGTTTGATACCTTTATAGATACCAACCCCGGCTGACACGACAAGACTACCTACTCCAACCCATGAGTATTGACGCGCATTAATAAAATTTAATCTCATCGTTATTTGCTTTAATTAATTTATTCTGTTTCATTGTCCCGCCTAACAATTTATTTACATGCGGTAAAATAATCCTTTCGCCTATCTTTTCAACTGCTGCCAAAACCTGTTCCTCTAACAATCCAGCAGGCTGCTCACTTTCGTCAATCTGGTGGAATGTGCTAAAAACCACGTCTGTTTCATTATAAAGCACCCTGCGCGTTGAAGGGAAGGTGACGCCGCTATAGGGGGCTTCTATTCTCTCCCATCCGCCTTCGTTTATTTTAACATACGTAATACCTTTTGATACATGATATGGATGCTCTGAATTGTGGATTTGTGAAGTGATTAAACTTCCCGCAGGCATTCTCACCGTCCTAATGTAAAACCCCGGAATAAAATTGTGTTCAACCGGACATTCGGCTGGTGGCAAACCCTGCATGGCAGCCTCCAATTCATCTATCCTATCGTTGATGCTACTCATCAGCTTATTTTATAACTTGGATTCCATCCTAAATGAACAAGAAATAAAAACCCATATTCGGCACTTAATAATCTCAATCTTACAATTATAAAATCTCCTGTTAAATAATCCCCGTTATACAAGCCTTCCAGCGGATCGTTATTACTATTCGCATCCCTCAATAATGCGGCGAATGTTACCCCTTCGTCTACTTCATAATCGAAACTCCTTAGTTTGCTGGATTGAACCAACCCTGTTTGCGGGTTGGTGAGCGATGTTTGAATATCATTCAGTTGATCGGAAGTCCATATCTTATTGCTCCTGTATGACAATCTTTCAAACGTTTTTTTGATTTCTTTTGAATCGTTGAAAACAGGAACCACGATTGATTCGTATTGCACTCCGTAAAAATTATTATATGTTGTGCTATCATGTCTCCAAAGAACCCCTTTCTGAAATGAAATAAGCAGATTATTTAAGCATACAATGTTCTCTGGAAGATACGATAAATAGCTCTCAAAACCTTCATCAACGCCCCTTGATTCTACAAAAGATAGGGTCTTTGCATCCTGATGTAATATCAATGCGCCAAGCTGAACAACTGTTACCGATACAATGCTGTTTAAATGGTTGTGGATTTGCACCGTTGGATAGCCAGCCGCATTAAATGGTAATGGCGCTAATTCGGTAGTCGTTCCGGAAGTTGAAGAAAACAATGCGCCCGGCGCTGTGTTTATCTCCGTTTGAAGGTTATCCCTGACAGATGTAAGCGTATCGCCTGCCACTGTTACATAGGATACGTTTAAAGCATTCCCGTTTGCTGCTGTGATTTGAAGTATAATGGTTACATCCGGGTATACAAGACCACCAAAAGCCAGTAAAATATCATTAGAGGCTGCTGCCTGACCGGTAATTACTCCATTTGAATTGGCATACCTGTTTATTTCTTCTAATGCAACGATGTACTTATTTGTATAGGCGCTGAAGGCTCCATAGACCGTTGGGTTGCCGGTATATGGTTGGCCCGGTGCCGCTACGCCATTGTCAAGCCCTTTACCATAAGCTGCAAGGTTTGCAACAAAGAAAGAATTACATTGATACAATATACTGATGGGAATAATCCCGTCTTGGGAAAGCCTGCATACGACACCTCTATTGCTATCCACAAAATACTTCGCCCCTTTACCAAACGCAAAACTCTCTGGCACATCGCCTATCCCGAATTTACCTTCGTATGGATACTGGATTGTATTAAGCAATGTATCGCTATCTGCATCCAGCGGGTTGCCAGAAGTATCTTTAATTATCTGGGTGAAAATAGGCATTACTCCTACATCAAACTGCTGGAAAAGATAAGCTCTTTTCTTGTCTATAAATACTTTCCTGATAGCACCCCTATCCCTTGTACCTTCTATGAAGTTTTCAAAGGAGAATTTGTTTATTTCATTGATAGTCGTACCCGATTCAAATGAACCACCATGCCTAACCAATGCTGGATTGTATTGCCTCTTGGCATTCACTTCTACCACTTGCGCCCGGCCATTGTCGTTCACTCCGCTTTGGAAGTAATCAGAAAACCCATAGTCCAATACGCTAACGGTATCTGCATCGGAAGCCGGAAATGATAATAACTGGCGATACATAGTTCTTTTCCTGAAATACACATCCCCTTCCGGCCATGTGAAAGTAGCTGGCTGGCTGGCGGTCTGATCCTGATCCATTCCACGGTGATACTTTACCCCGGCTATCTCATATATGCCGTATGTTTCACCCCACTCATAAAATACACTATCGGTTTCTGTAATGGGGTTTGCCATTGGCGTGTATATCATTACGAGCATATTCTGCTGGTAAAAAGGAGATATGGTAGCCGCTGGTTTTTTAACTTTTATAAAAGGTTTATCATCTGTTGGTGAAGATCCGCCTGTCAGGGTTCTTGTTTCTACACCCAATATTTCATAGTCCTGATTCCATACTGACCCATTGTATGCGCTGGCAGTTACCCCGGCTATTATTTTTATTCTGCTCTCTGAAGTAATGGGCGCGGTGCCGTATACAAACTGACTATTGGCCGCCTTGAAAGCATCTACGTTGGCAAGACAGAAAAATAAATGATCGGGATTATCGGTGCCACCATCTTGGTAATCGCAGGTTTCGTAGAACAAAAATGTTCCGTAGTTCATTCTCCTGCGCACCCAATAATAACCTGCGGCATTGGCCGGTGGTGTATGATTGATAGAGGCGGATATAACCGCTGTTTGAATATTATTACTACCGTCAAAGGTGAGCGCAGGTGTTGTCACCAGAAAATCATTGGCGCTGTCTACTGGGTTTGAAAATGTCGTAACGCCTGGTATATCCCTGTTCTGTTCGTCAACATACACAAGCCCCATCACATAATTACACTGTGGCAACCATGTCTTTTCGGTAGCAATAGTACTACCACCGGGAGAAGGAGTATTAATATCTATATGTGCGATAAACGATCCAGATGGCAGGTCTGCTAAAAAGTTAGGGCCGCTATGGCCGCCTGCTAATGTAGGTGTATGCGCAACAATATAGTTGTACATGGCTGTCGCAACGGTCGTTGGTGTATCTCCTAATATGGAAGTATACTGTGCCATTGTAATTGTTGCAGGCGGGGTTGGAAACGCATAGTTTACATAAGCACCGACTGTATAAATTGTACCGACCGGAACTGTACCCGTAACAACGAATGTATAAATCGTTCCTGCTATTGTGTAAGTAATGGCAGGCGGATTTGTGTCGGGCGGTATGTTGGTATGGTTCGCTGCTGTTATGGTTACATCAAGATCTGTGATTGGGATATTGTCATAGCCTTCAGTAATAGAAGCGTAAATAGGATATGTGCCATCCGCCAAGCCTTGCCCATCCGCTAATTGCGGCACCCAATCAAATAGTCTTATAGCATCTGTAATCGGAACGGGTGGATAGATGCCATCATTATAAAACAGGAATGAGTAAGTTGAATTGCTTGGTATGGATAATTGCTCTTTGTCTATGGATGCTATTTGTAAGAAATCACTCCATATATCGCCATTATTAAACCGCATGAATAGTTCAATCTTGGCAACATCTACATCTCCTGTCTCAACTACGATGGTTATGAAATTATTCTTGGTGGTTTCAACATCATTATCGCTACCGTAATAACCAACCGGTAACGGTATTTTACTGTACGTAGAAAAGGTAGCTTTCTGAAAGTCCTTGAAGACCGGCCTTGATGAAAATTGGAATAGCTTTCTCCTTAGCGCATTTGAATCCCTCGTAGCATCGGTGCCATAGGTGCATAAGGGAGAGGTTAAGAATGGTTTCTTTGCCGTCTCAATGAAAGCGGATTTTAAAACCCCGTACTCTGCATTCAGCAGTCTTGTTACATTCGCACACTTAGGGGTAGAGTTACCATCTGTCCATAGAACCAAATCCCCATCATCATCCCGGTAAATAATATCAACATGATTAATTCTTTTAGAGGGATTGAACAGCAGAACCCCCACTCCCCCCGTATCGGTCAAATCTTCAATAATCTTTACTATAATATTTCTACCTGCATCGAAATAAAGAAATGAATTTTTGCCATTACTATTCCAAACAAAGTAGTAAACGGAATTTCTAACCACATCCGCAAAAGAGCCGATACACTTATTTGTACCTGCGGGTAGTGTATAAGACACGGAACTATTACCTCGGATATTGGAGACTACTTTATCCTGATTGTTAAATTCAGCGTCTCTTGTAATATTAAGCGCATAAGCAAAGTCCGATGCAGGCATTTCATAGTTGCTTACATCAAGATTCATCTTACCATTTAAAAGTCTGTTGCTTACTGGCATCTTACGCTTTTATAAACATTCCGTTGTCTTGACGAATCGCCTGTGCTATCTCTTGTAGGGTTACTTTTTTCTTAGGTAGTGACCTTCTTCCATCAATCTTTGCAGCGTAAAACGCATCCCTTGATCCAAGTTTATATTTCCATGCTAAGAAAGCTATCACCGCTTCCTGCAATACTGTTTGAATTTCGTAATCTCCATTTTCTTGTGGACTGCTGACATATTCAAGCAATACACTGTCGTACTTAAACTCCGGTTCCAACACAATGATGTTATTGGTTTCGTCTACCACACATTCCCCGAATTGAACAAGACCGTCACCAGCACCGTATAGCGTCTGGTAAGAACCGTTATACCCATAGTTGTAATAAAACGGAACTACGGAAAGGCTTTTCAGTACATTGTTAATATCCGGTGTCAAGTGAGATAATCTGTTAGGATTGTTATCTTTAAAAGTTGTGATAGCGGTATTTACTTTCAGGGTAGAAAGTTGACCATTGCTATCCATTACACCTATCTTAGACCAACTTAAATAATCAGAAGGAAGCACTACGGTTTTATTCCCTTCTACCGGAAGCCTTGTTGTTATTGGCTCTGCCGCTATGGATTGGTTAAGTTCCACCAATGCCCGAAAAGCTATCACCCATGACTTATCGAGTTCATCCCAAGAAAGTGAATTTTCGTCAATAAAATAACTTATTACCTGTTTGAGCGGCACATATTTTTGAATATCACTTGACATGCTTATACTTTACTTACGTTAGAAGAACCCTGACCCACATCATCCTTGATCAAATCTTTTGGCATATTCATTCTATCCTTGCACATGGTAACTACCTTCTGAAAAACAACATCCAGAATATCATCTGGCATTGCGATTGTTTCGTTTACATCTGTTGTTCTGGTGGTTACCATATCCACATAAACAGGAAGGTTTAAAAGCGGTGAATTATCTTTTGCTTTCAGATAAAAAACGTCTTTCACTACCCGGCCACTTACCACATTGGGTTTTGGCATATAATCACGATACGCAACTCTTTTATTTTTTATCAGCCATATTGGTTGGCTAACCCCATCAGCAGCATCTCCGAAATAAGCATTGGTAATACTAAACCCTAATGATAAAGACATGGGTGTTTGTGGAAGCGTAGCATACCATTCGCCTGTCACATCATTCTTTACCAAAGAAGAAAGCTGCGCAGTTACTACGTATGCTTCTGGCGTTGCCATTGAACCGGTAATCTTACCACCACCCATTACAGAACCCACGAATGTAGAAGCAATCGCTGAATCTATATATAGCAACACCTCGTTGGATGAGATCGGGAATTCTGCACTTGGAAAGTCGTTAGCAATATGCCGCTGAACTCTCTCTATTAATAATTTTTTCGTATAGGTTATTGCCATTAATTACCGGTGTTAATAACGCTGTTGGCGTATTGTTCAAAATCTTTCGCCCCTAATGAAACGCCGACTTTCTTCAGCATTCTTTCTGTTATCTCCCAGCAAGTAGCGTCATCCCAAACTGGATCAACACTGCCGGATGGATTGTATACCTGCCTGCCAGAACCGTCGAAACTATAATTCCATAACACCGGAACAGGAGCAGATACGTAATCCAAATCTGCGCTGGTAACTGTGTTTGGAAGGAAGGCGTAGTAATGTTGGTACTCCACGCAGTAATAAGAATTGTTCGATACTGAAGGCGGGTCAATAACGCTATTGTTGACGTTTGATATTTGATTGTGATTGATATGGATTACCATTTCTCCGCCAATGCGGAGCGCCAATTCATATTGAAAGTCGGCTGGCTTTGGCCCGTTGCCCGTAGATACTGCGATGGTGCCATTTTTTATGAAGGGAGATAACTTGGTAATGATAGTTTGGTTTTCTATCAGACCGGTATTGGCTCCTTCTTTACCGTTATTCGATCTCTGAAATCTACCCAATAAATCAGACATATATGCCGTCTGTTCGATACTCCAAAAATCATTGAACTCTAAAGATGAAAGACTTCCAGATTGGTTCTTCCTTATGATCCTTAGACACAGTTTATAAATTTGATCTACCGTTACGGCCATTATGTTTAATTAAAAAATAGCTGACCATCACAGCCAGCTATTCCATTGTTCGTTTAAGTAAAAAAGAACTTACTTGCTATACAAGTTTCTTATTTGGGTGGCAAATTCGGCTCCTGCGTCAAGTTGGCTGAACTCTAACAGTTTTTCCGCAATTGCTTCATACGATTTCAATCCTGAAATATTACAAATCTCTGTATTCGCAGTTCCCCATGTTGCTTTGTTTGGATTGTATTTGGTGTTAATTGTACCATCCAGCAAAGCCTTGTTAATATAAAATTTAATCTCAATCGCTTTGTTACCGTAGCTATCCATGAATCCGAATGGGTCTTTGGCCGCTTCTTCTCTGTACAATGTTCTGATTTCTTCCGGTGTCAAAGGATTGTTTGAATCCCAATCAAATTCTGGTATGCCTAAGTAATTAGCATGGACAAGCATTTTGCTAACGCTGGCTTCCTTTGAAGCCTTTAATGCTTCCATCATTTTGTCAATCTTGTTGGCTGTTTTATTAGCCATTTTAGATTTATCAACCGGTACGAAAATTGAATCTGCTGTACGTGTGCGAAATTCGCTTTCCCCATTCCAACTACATATATACATATACAGCAATAGCATTCTTTCGTCCCCAGACAAAACTATTTTACCATCCAGAAACGCTCTTTGCCTTGTTTGTTTTATCAACTGGTCAACTACTTCCTTATCTTTTGGTTGTTGATCCTGAAAAATAGAAGTACAACCATCATAATACCGAATATTCCTTCTTTGGCCTTTCCAAACAATTTGAGAGCTAAGAACTATATTCTGCCACGGCTTAAACTTCTTATGTGGCTCTGCTCTGTTAGTACGCTTATCTATTACCGGTAGCTCACGCACTAAATTTTCAGTAGCCAGTTGAAAAACGTAATTCTTGTTAGTGTCAAATTCTTGTGATAATGCAATGTGTTCCGGTGAACCTTCTTTTACAATTTCGCCATCTACATTAACATCAAGAACGTCTTTTTTTGTTAATGGGGCGGTGGTCGCGTTTGCCATTATTTGTTATTTTAAAAGTAAGGGTGCGGCGATATACCGCACCCCATTATTTGTTAATTAAGATACCAACCCTTTCATGATTGCGAACTGTTCTGCTGCAATTACACGACTACCAACGTATGCGATCTGTTCATATTTATTAGACGCTTCGGTTGTTTTGGTTTGCTTAGTGTAACCCAGATCCCAGCTATAAATCCTTGTCCCGGCTGGAATATCAGGGTTTGTCTGGTAAACCCATTGCATGTAGGGCCGTGTATCATTTGTTCCGGCATCCTGTGTCATACCCTGTGGCACGAAAAGGCCGAAGTTTGCACGATAGTCACCTACTGTTGGTGTGTAACCAAATACAGCCTGTGCGGTGAATCCTTTGTAACGATGGAAGTGGAAATCAAATGTATCGGTAGAGAATGATTTGAAGCCATAAGAAACGGCGGCTTCTGCGCTTTCGCCTACTGAACCATAAGAAATTGCACCATTACGGTAGATACCAAACAATGTGTTGTTGAAATCCTGGCGCTGCTTCAAATCCTGCAAACCATGATATTCGCGAGGGCCGCCATTAGAATCAAACACATTTGTCAAATTCTGGAAATCACCTACGCTCACTGAACCGGAAACATAGTCAACTTCAGAACCGCGCGAAGTAACATCAGGCAAAACACCTACTGTACCTGTGGTAGAAGCGATGTTAGAGTAGGGAACCCCCTCCATAACTGCGTCCTCGATGTTCATCATCATGTTCTGGTTCATGGTCTGAACCGCCAGTGCTGGCTCATAATGATCGCCGCCACCGAAATCAATCTGCGTTTTGTTCATGTGTGCCAAATCGCTTGATTTAACAGAAGCACGAAGAACGGTAGCAGTGTTGTCGTAACGATACATCTTCTGCTGTTGTGTGCCTTGTGAATCAGAAGATTCGCCTGCAAGCTGGTTACCGAATGTTTCCAGACCTTCACCAGCAAGGATGCTTGTACCTGTACCAGAATGTACGGTGTACGCACCAAGCGGGGTTAATTCAACTACAAACGCACCTGCGGTACGGGTAATTGCGGTTATTTTGTATTTAAGCCCGTTAGAGCGAAGTTTTACGGTCTGGTTAAGCAAGAAAGGAGACTGTGTGCCAGTAGCGCCGTCATTGTAAGATTGAGGGCTTTTCAGTGTAATGCTGATAGCGGCACCAGATGCGCCCTGTGCAACAGTGTTCAAAACGATACCAGAACCGAATGGACGACCTTTCTCAAAATGGGAAAAAGTGTTGGTGCTGGTAGTAGACTGTTCAACTGTGGTACGGCCTAAGATTTCCATAGCCAGCATATAAGAACTGTTGCCATATTTAGCAACGATGCCGGGAATATAATCGGGGATTACAAAATTAAGTTCATTGAAAATGCCGGTGGTTATACCGGAAGGATATGCGGCTGCGCCGGGCTGACCCGTTGCGCCACGAACGATTGCTGATGGCATTGAATATTGGTTTTAAAAAATGATTAACGAATGTTTATACAACACTCTTAATCCCACGAAGCCTCATTTGTTTCTGCAACTCTGTTTCTTCAGTCGGTAGAACCACTTGTCTTTGGGTTTGATTCGGCTGATTATCCGGTAATTGACTTTTGATGTAAGCATTAATACCCTGTGATATGGCGGCTGAAATGATTTTGTCTTTGTTGACCATGAAGTCAACGGCTGCAATGAATCCTTTCCTGTCGGGGCTTCCATCCTGATTACGAAAGGTTGCATAAAACTTGTCAATGTCAGTCACTAATTCCTGCGAAGTTTTAAAAGCCTTTTCATCCGGTACATACTGAAACTCAAATGCTACTTTCTTGGCTTCATCACTAAAGGCAATTTTTGTTTCGATGTCCGATGCTTTAAATTGTTTGTAGGCTTCGTACACTTCTGCGTTGACCGTCTTGATCTCATCCTGTTCTTTTTTCCAGTCCAGGTACTCTTGATCTACGGTTTGGGGTATTTCGGGAATTACGAGTTTTGATTTTGCTATTTCTAATTCTGGTTTAATAAGGTTGGCTTCTATCTGCCTTTCCATTTTAATTTCTGCTACCTGCTCCTGCCACTGCGCTTTTCTTCTCTCAAAATCTTCCAGTTCTTCATCTGCCTTCATTAAAGGCTCTTTGGGTAGTCCGAATTGCTTATTAAACCTATGGTTGATCATATCCGGGGTTAAGCCTTTGTATTTAAACTGCATCCCGGTTTTGATAATTTCCTCGGCTGTACTCTCATTTACCTCTTTGGAAGTGATGTTTTCCAGCCTGTCTTGTTCTGCCAAATAAGCTAAAACTTCTTTTTGTTTTCCTGCGGTGAAGGCTTTAAATAGCTTTTCACTCTGTTCATTTTCAAATTTTAGCTCTGGTGTAGGGGTTGAGGGCGTTGCTGCTTTCGCTCTTAGGGTTTTAATTTCAGCTACAATGTCCTCTGGTTTTTCATATCCAAACTCTGCTTTGAATGTGTCGAACTTAAATTCTGGAACTATAACCGCCTGTTCTTGGTTCGACTGCTGCTCCTGTTGCAACGTTTCACGTGCCACATTGGGTTGTAAAACCGGCTGTCTTCCCGGAGGGAGGCCAATGCCTAAGTTTCTTGCCATTAACTGGTCAAGCTCCGCTTTCGCGGCAGCCTGTTGCTGCTGTTCAGGGCTTTCCTGAACTTGCTCTTGTGCTATAAGTGTATCGTCTGCCATTTGTTATGGGGATATTTGTCACCAAATTTAACTGGTATATTTCTTGTATTGAACCGTTATTTTTTGTAACTTTCCGAAACTTCCCCAATATTAATATGAAGCCAAAAACAACCACTAACGTTGCTATCAATACCGACGTACACACAGCACTCGTAATTCATATTCAAAGTATCGATGGTAAAATTGGCAAATGGACGGAAAAGGCCATAAAAGAAAAATTGGACAGGGATGCTAAACAGGCATTGAAATCTTGTGAGTAGCTAACACCTTTCTTTGTGCAGGAGGAATTACAGGGGCTTGCTGTTCTCCAAACAGCGGCAGAAGTGCCATAAACAAGGCAATACACTGGTCAAATGGCGTTCTATTATTGTGATCGTACTTTAATAACTGCTTTAGAAGTGTTATGAATTTTATCTTGTGTACATGCCCATTGTACACCTCATCGTCAGTGCCATCAACGTACATTTTTGCCACTTGTAATTGAGTGCTTAATTGGAATGGATCGCCAGACCTTGTACCTGGCTCTATTTTGTTGTTACGTTTGACAGGGTTACGTGCAATTGAAGGCGTCCATGTAAGAAACATACCGCAATTCATTTTATTGAAATACCTATAATAATCGCCTCGCGCATCAATTTCATAATTTATTTTACACCCGTATAGCTTACAAAGAAGGAGGGCTACTTCATCAAAATGTATATCCAATCGCGTGTCGGCTATCCACATGGCAACTGGGTAAAGCCCAGTTTCTTGCCCGTCTATTATACAGGACTTCTTCATAACCAACAATACGGGCTTAGATCCGTTTATGGTTATCATGTCTTTAGTTGTATCTGCGCCTATTTGATAAAGTGCTTCGTTTAGCGGTTCGCAATAGCCGCCCCTATCTCTAAAATGATTTAGCTTGTTTGGTAGTTCGTAAATAAACAGACCGCCGTTCGCATCGTCCATCACTTTCGCGATGGTTCTTTCTTCGTCTTTTTTGTGTGGGAATATTGATTTTTTAATTTCTTTTTCTGGGAAAATTCTCATCTGGCGAAGGAATGGCTTATCATCTTCCAATTCCTTAATTTGTCTCTGTATGTTAGTGGCGTTAAACTCACAATTAAAGCCAGCATACATAAACATTTCATCCTCATCAAATGGATTCTGTCTGATTTCTTCTTCAAGCTGAATGCCGCTTAACCCTTCCCGTCTTTTAAGAAGATAAGCCTTAGCCCCCATCTTTATATCTTCTTCTGTAAGACCGGATTTCCCAACCCACTTATCTACTAAGTATTGATATTGCTCATGCGTAGGCTCACCGGTAACACTCATCCCGTGGTTGTCAATAAATCCTTCAAATCCATCATAGGCCGGAGAGAAATATCTTACAAAGAAGTTTGGCGTGGGTTTGCCTTTTGATTTAAATTGATTGGCATTATCCCAGCATATTTTAAATTCCGCACCCCCAGCTTTGGTAAGCTCATTTACAGTTGATGGCGCTTCACAAAATCCAACTCTTTTGGCACCCTTCACCATCGTTTTACTAACGATGGATATAAATTGAGAGAATGGTGTTTCCTTCGGCCACTTACCTCCCTCATCGGCAAGCAGTCTTGAAATACGGCCCCTATCGTATGCATTGATAACCGGAGCGCGAAAATTTAATTTAGACCTATGCCCCGTATCTGAATTTATAGTAGCCGCTGTTCCTTCTTTTATTGTCGTGGCTTTGTTTGCAAATACTAATTCAGATACAGTATCTTCCTTGTTTAATTGTTTTGGTTTTAAGAAAATTGGCAACTGTCGGTAACCAAAGGATGCCATATCGGTAAATGTATCCTTGCTGTCATCTCTCGTCTTACTTATTAAACCGCAGTTTGAGTTTTTGTAAAATATACACTCGTAAATTAAATTTGCGGTAGCCTGCGAACTTGCACCTTCGCGTCTTTTCTTGCCCCTGAAAATTCCTAAGCACCATAGAATATTCTCCCAATGATTAAGAAACAAAAAATATCTGCGATCTGAATCACGATAGTCTGCGTAAATATCATCTTCTAATTTCCACCATTGCAGATAGAAATAGTTCTTCCCGGTTATATAGGTGACAACCCCGTTATTTAAAAACCTAAATCCTTCTTTACATCGTCTAACTTCTTCCTTTGCGTACTTCTCTTGCTCTGGTGTTAGCCAAACGTTACCATCCTTATCGACTTCTACCGTGTCAAAAAAATCGGGTAGTTCCCTCCTGTGCCATTTTTGTTCAGAATGAACTGGAGTTCCCCAATCCTCTATAAGAGAAATATCCATTTCTGGAATTTGAACCAGCGAGCCGTATATGTCTATTCCTAACATTAATTTCTTTTATCGGCTATACTATCAACAAATGGTTTTCTTGCTACGTCCTTACCTTCGTCACCAGTTACGCCAGCGGCTTGTCCAAGCTCCTTAACGGCGGTGGCTATACTTGCTGCATCATTCCAAACTACCTTCAGCCTGTCAAATGACTTATCTTTTGCGTCACTTAAATCAAGCGTTGCCAGATTTGTTTTGTTTAGCATATCAGCCATTTCGTTTGACTTTCTTAGTAGCGCGTAATAGAGTTTGGCAACTCCGTTTTCTTCATATTTTTTTAGCGCCTTTTCTAATTCTTCTATGGTCTTAGCCATAACTTAATTTAAGTAAACAATAAATATGTAATCTTCGTTTTCAAGTGTAACTATCCGATAAAAATCTACAGCGTATTTAAGTTCGCCTATGGTTGGTATTATTTCGGTTATGTCATACTTTTTCTTCACATGCCCGGTTGCTCTCCTTGCTGCTCTTGACCGCCTTCTTGTTCTTGTGGGTTCTGTTCTTCCTGCTGTGCCGCCTGCTCCTGCATTGCCTGCTGTTGGATGCCTTGCATAGCCTGCTTGTTTTCTGCTGCCAATGGTATTGCAATGTTTGGGACTAAGAGTTGTATTAATCCATTAAACTCTGGTGGCAATGCTGCGCCGGGTGTTTGCGAGATCGCAAGTACACCGTTGAGCAGCGCCAATTCTTTTTGCTGTGAACTTTTGAATTGCTCCAACTTTTGCGTGGCCTCCATTTGGGCCTGCTGTATCTGGGCTTGCTGGGCGGCTGCTTGTTGAGCCGATTGAGCCTGAACCTGCGCGTTCTGCTCCTGCAATCGTTGGCTATCCTGAATAGCCTTCTTGCGGTTCTCTTTCACAACACTATCTAAATACAAAATCGCGGTCTTGTAGTTGGTAATGTTGCGGATCATTATCGCATCCTTCGGTGTCAATAATGGATTACCGTTGGCATCCGGCATTTGGCTGAACCGCTGTATATCTTGTTCGATTAATTGTTTTTCATATTCACTCGCCTTCATTTTTACAGCAACCTTAAACCTTGTATTAATCAGGTCTTCTTTTGATTCTGGTTCTGATTTTACAATGTCATTCCAATGAAGCAGGCATACTTTATAGAAGGTGTCTTCCCATAATTGATTGTTGGCATTTAAAACAAAATCGCTGACGTTATACGATGCTGAATTTTGCTGTTCTTGCAATACGCCGGAAGTCCTATCTCCAACATCTGAACCATCCCTGTAAGGTGGCACACCGATTAATTCACGTATCTCTGCACGTATACCTTCTAATACACCTGTTAGTTCGATTATCTTTCTTACGCTATCGTCGGCTGCTGTGTTTGATATGGCTGGCGCTTCTGGTTTTAATGGGTCAACACCCTTACTGCTCCAAACTTCTGTACCGGTCTGATTGAATATTCTTAAAACTTCCGTCCACTCAATTGTATTACCACTTCCCAAATCAATATTACGAGCGCTTTCAACGTCAATACGAATACCCGCTGGCCTTACCTGTGATATTAATTGCTTTCTTTTTAATTTGGTTAACTGGTACTCTCTTAATGGCTCCATTATTCTTTCAAATAAAGAAGGGACATATTCGCCATCATTGTTAGGTATGCTGATTGTGTAAGATGAAAGGGGGTTGTAAATATCTGTGTAGTTGGATATGATAATTTCAGGAGAACCCCAATACAGCATCTTGTCACCATAGGGAGCATACACACCACGCATCCAACTGTTTTTCTTTTTCTTTATAATCTCTACGCCTTCTGGTTTTGGCTGCTCTACATAAGAACCGTCTTTTGTTTTTTGCGGTTGGTATGGGATGCCTTTTTTGGGCTGGATAGTTGTCTTGCCAAAAGCATCTTTTTTGGAAACAAAGTAAGCATCCTCACCGCAATCTATTTCACAATCCAGAACCAGTATAGAACAATCGTCATAAGGACGATTCATATTAAACGGGTTCAGCGCATAGTTCTGATCCCACTGGTAATTGAATACGCCGATGTTTTTCATGGTCGAACCCTTCGCCAGTTCAAATATTTCTTTTTCTGATAAGCCATCCGGGTTTTCTGGGGACTTGCCAAATTTCTTTCTTAGGTCACGAACTTTTAAGGAATAAAACTCTCCTATAGTTGTAATTTCACAATCACCTGTATCATTAAGGAAGAAATTATAAAGCATGTTGGTCGGCACACATTTCCTAACGGTGTACTTACCGGGAGCGCCTCTTTCTATTTTGGTTGCGGCTACGTTTAAAACCACCAATTCATAAAGTGTTTTCCGGTTAAGGATGCGATCAAACTTGATGTCATCTTTTAGCGAAGCCAGCATTTTTTCAAATCGAATCTCTTTGGGCAGGCGATCTTCCAACTCAAAATAAACCCTTGCGGCTTGTTCGTCATCTGGTACAAAGGCTATTGGTGGCTCTAATTTTATCCCTGCTTGTTGTTGCACGGCTGCAATGGTTTCTACATCGTGCATCCGGAATAGTGCTTCAAACAACCTGTTTTCTTTTTCTGTCAACGACCCGTCATCAATAGCATCCACACAGGCATACATATTGTTTTTACCCATACTTTCTACTAATGTTCCTACGAACTGTGCTGCTATACGGGATTGGGTCATATCCATATTAAAATATGCGTTGTTCGCATCTGATACAGACATGTACCCTAAAAACTCATTGATATTTTGACTTCCCTTAGCCCATAGAAGAAGCATTATTTGTCGGGCGTTTCTGCCAGCGAAGAAGTTAAGACTGGTAGCGGAAGATATTTGTTGGGTGTAAAAGGCTTTGACGATAGCTTTGCCTTTGTCTTTATCCTGCCGTTCACTGGCAGACAAGAAGAATCTATTAATCAATGGATCGGAAGAAGGAACCGTTGGTTTTTCTGACATTTAAGGATATTTCCATAAAAGTAGTGTTTTTAAATGAAAAAACCTTTGCGGGTATCGCCACGGGCGTTCGGAACCATCCCCGGAAGAAGGCCGTCCGCGACAAATTGAGTTAATTTTATTTTATGATGAAATTTAAAACTCACCACGACATTACATAGCGGAATAAAAAATCATTTTGCTTATAACTGTAGTTTTATGTTAAGCAGCCGCTACGCAGGAATGCTGGCTAATAAAAAACAAGCCCACCCTGCGCTAAACTGAATGCAAGAACCTGTATATTCAGTCTACGCAAAAACACCGAATATATGACACCCCCATTTCATACTGAACAACAGCGATTGATGGCGCAGAATGGTATTCAAAGGGTTTTTAAACATGACGATAAAAAAGATGTAGTTAATTATATTAAAACCGAAATAAAGCGATCTGCATCAGTAAATATAACCGACGCCTGCGATGCTGTATTTAAAGGGAAGCCTTTCAGTGGAGAAATATCAGAAATAGAATTTTACGAATCTGTTTCTGCCATGCTTGTTAATTCAGGAGAATATTTGAGAGAAAAATCCGATAGTGGATTTAATATTCTTTTAAATCCTGCGTATTATCACAATAGAAGTGTAAAACGTATTAGTTGGACAGCAGTAATAATATCGACTATATCTTTACTCATCGCTATACTTACATACTATACAAACGTAACGTGGCACACACAGCAAAAACAGCAGACACTACAACAAACAACAACAAAATAGCAATAATTGCCCCCCACCACCTATCTTCAATAATGTCGAAATTAAAACCAAAATACCATTCAAAGAATTTCATAGTCTGTTTTTAGAAATAACTATGAATCAATTTCTGGCTTAAATTTCGGCTCCAACGTCGCCTACCGGCTCCGTTTGCCCTGTTTTTGTTTTTAATTAGCCAGCACTCAGCCTGCCATCTGAAGTCAAATCTTCTTTTTGGAATTTAAGATTTGACTTCCACAAAGCCAATAGCTGCTCAACATAATATAAGTTGATAAGCGAAAATGCTTTTTTGAATGTTTTGATGGTCGTGGTGAGTATGGCGAAAAATATAGAAGGAACAGAAATAAATAATATTTTTCGCCAAAATTTCATCATAAAATAAAATTAACCAATTTGTCGCGGACGGCCAAAAGAATCTGTCAGCCCTCCCTTAGATTTTTATTCCCTACCCGCTCCGGTTTTAGCACTCCACAGACCATTTCTGAATCCACTTTTGTTACCGACTTCTCTACTCCGTTTATATTATAAATAATTTTGTACCCAGAATACGGTCTTGTGAAAACAATATCTCCAACCTTGTAATCTTTTAGCCAGCCTGGATTGGTTACTTTATACCTATTCTTATGAAACTCTCTTTGGTCTGGTGGCACAGGGAATATTGTTTCAACCTCTATTTCTTCACAAAGCATGTTGCCACATATAGGGTCTAATTCACCGTCAGCCTTTAGTTTGGCAAAAAGCACTTTTGAAAAAGGGATGGAAAATAGATCGTCTTGCAAATGAAAGGGGCTTGGCAGGTAAAGCAAATTGTGGTGAACCAAGAGTATGTCACCGTAAGAAACGAAGCGATTGCCTTCTACAACTTCGCAAACGGTGGGACTTCTGTACCTGTAGTTTACCTCCCATTTAATAGCAGTAGAAACAAGTATGTCACCAATCTTTCTTTCATTTTTTTGATTAATATCACAGCGAACTATTATCTTCTTGTTTGTCGGATTCATTCCATTTACCTATTGATAAGTATGCTATTCCTCTTTTTAATTTTTGTATATCCAAGTCAGACGGCAAGAACTGTTCTTCAATATAAGCGGCATATTTAATTTCGGAAGCCTGCGTTGGAAATGGAACCCACTTTAATGCAAAAATGTATTCCAGCAGTTTGTCGTCTGGGACGGACATTATTTCCTTCGTAATGCGCTTAAACCTCATGGCATTGCAATTATCTGCTCGCCTTCAAGAACTAAGTATGTGGTATCTTCAAACGGTAATTCAAATCCAACGGTAGCATGGAACAAACACTTCTTACCCTTCCCGGCCTTTACGTCTGGGTCTTTTACAAGTTTGCCTACAGATAGGATTGTCCCGCTGGCTGGCTTCACTTGGCCGATGCCGGGTATTGACAATCCTGCGCGCTCCCGCTCTACCTCATCCCTTATAACCAGCACGAAATTATTAGTCGCCTTTATTGACATATATTTAGTTAAGATAGTCCACAATTAAAACTTCACTTGTAAGAATCATTCCGGCGCTGCTGGCTGCATTTTGTAATGCGCAGCGCAAAACTTTTACAGGGTCTATAATTCCACTTTCTACCAAATCCTCAATCTTATCCGTTTTTGCATTATATCCTATATTACCGGATGCCGAAAAAACCCTGCTTACCGTCCCCAATGGATCTACGCCAGCATTTTGACATATCTGCAATAGCGGGGAGTGTATTGCGTCAAACAAGACTAATTCGTTCTTTGTCGCTGAATCTGGGGCTGTAATTCTTAAAAATGCAGTACCGGCACCTGCTACAAAACCTTCTGAAATTGCTGCTTTTACAGCCCGAACGCTATCATCAAACCTGTCCAGCTTTTCTTTCATTTCCGTTTCCGTAGCAGCGCCAACCTGAATCACGGCAACGCCACCGGTAATTTTTGCTATTCGTTTTTCTATGGGTGCGCGTTCATCCTCATTCTTTGCCTGCGCAAGATTCATGCGAAGTTCATTCAATAGGTCAGCCACCTCTCCTTCGCCAGATACGCCACCTATTATTACGGTTTCATCTTTTGTTACAATTACTTTTTTGGCCTGTCCGAATTGTGGGTTGTCAGCCTTTTTTATATCCACGCCTTTGGTATCACTTATGTAAGTGGCCCCTGTAAGTATTGCAATATCCTCCATTTCTACCCTACGGTCATTACCGAATGCGGGAGATTTTACGACGCAGCAGCGGATTTTATTTTGAACGGTATTCATAGCCAAGAAAGCTAATCCTTCATCTCTTGCATCCTCGCATATAATAAGTAGCGGCCTGTTCTGCCTACCTGCTGCTATCAATGCGCTTTCAATCTGACTATGGTGGGTAACCGCCTTTTCGTAAAGAAGAATAAGTGGGTCGTCAAATTCGCAGATTTGCTTTTCTGGTTTATTGATAAAATAAGGGCTTATCCACCCATTGTTCCACTTATAACCATCCGATATTTTTATTTCAGTAGAAACTCCTGTGCTTGCCTCTAAGTCAACAATCCCATCGTCGCCTATTTTTTCAAATGCTTTTGCAATCCAGTCGCCAATTTCTGGATCATTATTGGCTGACACTGTAGCTATTTGCCTGATGCGATCTATGTTCCCTTTTATTGGTACAGCCATTTTCTTAAGCTCCCCCACTACATATTCAACCGCTTTATCAATTCCACGCTTTAATTCCATAGGGTTAGCACCTTCGTCAATCAATTCAATTCCTTTTGAAACAATAGCACGTAATAAGAAAACTGTTGTTGAAGTACCATCGCCAGCTTGGTTTACAGTCTTTTGCGCAGCTTCTTTTACCATTGTAGATCCAACTGATTGAAAAGGGTCTTGCAATTGGAATGCCTGCGTAGTACGATACCCGTCCTTTGTGACATTGATAGGCAAGTTCCTGGTACTATAATCAACCACGACAGATTCTGAAATTAAAACATTCCTTCCTGAAGGCCCAAGAGTTTGAACAACCGCATCTGCTATTTTATTAACGCCAGCCAAAACCGCTGCCCTTGCTTCTTTTCCGTAAAGTACTTTTTTATTCATATTAATATCCTGATTCGTTTAAAAATTTGACGATAATAAACCTAACTGCGCCGACAATAGTGAAGCCGTTATTTTTGGCATAATGCCTCAATCTGTCGTAGTGACCTATAGTAAGGGAAACTAAAAATCTGAACATTATATATGGGGCATATACTTTTATGGGGATTTCTATATATCAAATATACAGTATTTGACTTTTGTATTGAAAAATATTATTTCTTTACCATGAAATATTTCAATATCATATTAAAAATCAATTTTAATGGCAAGTAATGTAACAGCGAGTATTAATGTCTACCAGATTAACAACAGGGTAATGGACAGAGATTCTCCCCAGAAATTCGCATTCCCAACAACCGGATGTATCCTACAGGATGTATCTACTTCACCACAGCGTAGCCTTTCTTCTGGCTACAATGTTTATGGACTTATTATAGTTCCATCAAGTGCAGCAGCTAATTCACAAGGAACATCTTATTATGTTGCAGAAACAATTGCACAGTTAGCCACCATTTTCAACGCCTAATTGTTTTATCATTTTCAGAGGCCGTCCAAATATGGGCGGCTTTTTATTTGTATTTATCGTAAAGGATTTTAAAATAATATTCAAGTCCAGCCTGCGCTAAGAAATCATACCTATCTTCTCCTATTGGAATACAGTTTGGAGCGAATGTACACACCTCTAAGATTGATGGATGGAATATGCCTTGTGAAATCTGGTTGGCGGCTGTTTGGTTTGTAACATGAAATCTGCTTTGCTTTATCGCCTGTGCCAAATCAAGGAATGTAGTTATATGCAATTTTTTTATATTAAGATTGAATTGCATTGAAAATTGATTCCATTCCCGTTGTGTGCCAGAGAAAACAAGTTCATCTTCGTATGGTTTCAAGAATGAATAGTCGGCATTGTTATGGTAACGCTCTGTCCTGGTTATTATTATTTTGCCTTTTGCCCAATCTTTTTCAGCATCAGGGACAGTCAGCCACGGTTTACTTAAATCGCAAGCAAGGTCTGGATACACATAGAAATACCAACGGTTAATACTAAGCGCAGGCATCCCAACATTTGTTTCTCTTATCTGCGCAAAATCGCAGCCTATTGCTTCGTAGGGAACCTCTGTATCGTCCCATACTTTTATATCTTCAAAAAACTCCTGCGCTTTTAATAGAGGCATCAGCATTTCGCACATTTGGTCATTTAGCATTACATTTTGGCCGGTTTCCTTATCTTTAACTGGATGTACAGCGCCTTCATAATAAAAAGCGGGGACGGATTTTTGCAGATAAAGTGTTGGCTTAATCCCCGTCTTTCGATAAAACTCTCTCATTGCTGGCAACGCAGCAATCAAATCGCCTGAATTTCCTGAATGTAGAAGCGTTGGCTTGATTTTCATGTTTATTCTTTTATTTTTAGCACCCTGCTATTGTTGATTCTATTTGACTTTTCTTAAACTCATATATATCATTAGCATCTGTTCCTTTCATTGAAAGATAAGAGGTGCCACACCAGATGTGCTTAAACCCATTCTCCATCAGCGTGTATTCTTGCTGTCTATTTTCTCTGCCTTCAATCCACTTGACCTCCGTGGGAACATGATATAGTTTCTTACCAACCGCAATTTGCCAGTATGAAAAATTTTGGCCCGGCTCATAGCCAACGCGGTAGATCAGTTTTGCCCTGTTATCAAGTATGATAGCAGGCACTTCTGTTTCAAGATTTCTCAACCCATAAGTAGTAACAGATTCTTGATTCATACCCATCCCATTGTGGAATGGCTGAACAACGGAGGAGTAGTGCCTTTTCTTTTCCTCTGCCAATTCTTTACTAAAAGGCTTATATCCGGGAGCTAATTCTACAAAATCTTCCGGTTCGGAATAAAACTCATCCAATATATCGCGCCGAACCATTAAATGGCTCTGGAAGCCGTGTTTCATCGCCATATTTGGAAAATAATCGTATTGGCAAGACTTGCATACATGGTAGTTTTCATGCCAGCTATTAAAATTAAACAGCATTCCGCAGGGATGCATATAGCGCCCACCCGACAAATCCAGCACACTTCCTGCGCCATCATACCCTTGTTCAATCAAATCAACAAAATAATTGAGCCATCCGGCTTTTGTGGGGAAACTATCTGATTCTGCGGCAATAACCCATTCGCTATCGACATACATCATTGCGTGGTCAATAGCAATCCCATGTGATGATAGTACATCTTTTGGAGGCTCCAATACCCTTATTTGATCCTTAAACGGATCAAGACTTTTAATGCTGTCATGTGGGAAAGAATTGTCAACAACAATTATGTCAACCTCGTGACCGTCCTTGTATTTCAAAAACTGGCCTACGGAATAGGCCGTCATATCGTAGGTCAAATAATGAGGTATTATAACACTGAATTTCATTTGTTTATTTTTTTCCTAAGAATTTCGGATCGCCCTGGAACTCAATTTGTATTGAGCTTTCAAACCTTTCGTTTTCAAATTCGGGATTAGTCAGGCAGTCATTCATATACATTCGAAAGTCTCCACCCTTAATAGCCTTATACCTATCCCCTTTTGCATTCAATCTTTTTTTAAAGGAATCGTAGTTTTCACTGGCAAACCGAATCCACCCCTCATTCGTATTCCCCAATCTTTCTGGGAAGTCTATAATATTCATGTATTGTTGAAAGTAAACCAGTTCTTTTAAGTCATTCATCACCTTTGCTTTGAATGGAGAATCCATGTCTTTTTCGTGATCCATCATACGATAAATCATTTTATGATAAGGGCGGTAATCCTCCTCTTTGCCTAACTCCTCATGTATCATGCCTCCCCAAGACAGTTCTTTTCTATTATAGCATCTCGCCCATCGGTGCTTATCTTCGGCGTGGTCAAAATAAAATACATTACATTCCGGGTTACTACTGACGATTTCAACAATTCCATTATCTTTCTCAATAGCTTCCCCTGTATTGGAATATAGTACAATATCGTTCGATGCGACGCTTGCTAATGCGTTAAGTAGACTACTAAATCCATTTTCAAACAAATAGTTCCATGTAAACGGGATTGACTTTATATTATATCTTTCACGTAGTTTATAAAATGCTGCTATGTCATCATCAAATATCAACATCTCCCCATATACTATCTCATCGACTACATGATTAAAGCTTTCCAACGTCTTCTGCAAAGCACCTATATTCCCAGCACCCATTGTCAACAAAGAGATTGCCATTATTTTTTCACTATTTTTTGGTACAGCTTAACATATTTATCAAAAGATCGTTTCACATAGAAGCCACGATAACACATCAAAAGATCAAGACCATGCCTACTATATATTGTTGAGTGACCCGCTTTTGGATCAATATAAAACCAATCCTGCATGGCATGGCCGTCTTCTTCTGCCGCCTCTTGTATTCCCGTCTCTACACAACACACCCCGTAATTAACAAGGCATCTGTTTATCATATTTACCTCTATATACGGAGGAGAGAAGTGTTCAAATGTCTCCACAGATATTACAATGTGGTAAGCGTTTGGCTCCGGTAGCTTTTGATACTCTGGATTATAGGCATCATACCCGTCAACGTGCGGATACCCGGCAGCTAACAAATCTTTTATTAATAATCCGTTACCGCATCCTACATCCAGTATACGCACTTCTTCTTTGGGAATACCTTCAGCCATTTTATCAACCCGTTCGATTCGTATTGCGTTGTGCTTTTCATTCCTTTCTTTTTCGTAACTGCCACCTACCAAATTTTCCTGACTTAAATCATCTGTAAATATTGTGTTGCAGTTAACACAGCGATTGTATTGAACGCTTGACTTGACCGCAAACAAGTAAGCTGTATTATCACAGATCGGGCAAGTTTTTGATGGCACAGGGTTTATTTCTTTTTATGTGTTGTATCTATTGTTTGCTGTGCCTGGAACTGTGTGGCTATCTTTTGGAGTAAAGGTTTTCTAATTTGCCCCGGCTGCGTGGAATTATCTATTGCATCATAGACAATATTTAACTCCTGCTCTGTTAGTTTTAAAGTATACTCTTTTTGTTGTACTGGCAGTTGAAAAGAAACCAATGCAATAATAGATAGATAGGTTAATGCTTTTTTCATTTTATTGGTGGGTTGTGTTTTATTTGAATTACTTTACCTACTTTTGGATGATCGTTTGGAACAGATTTCCCACTACCAAACTTGTCTAATTTGGTAACAAATAATGGAATTCTAACGGATTGAATTATTCTACCTTTTGTTCTTTTCCTGTTATTCATTTTTTATAAACGTATGTGATTGTTAGAAATGAGTGTAACGACTAAGTGAGTAGTGTTCTTGCATTGATACCGGGCTTTTAATCTTCTTAAAATACCTTCAGTAGTTCTATTGGTTAACTTCAATCGATCAGCAACTTCCTTTTTAGAAAGCCCATCACAAATAGAGGCGACGACAGAAAACTCACGGGTGGTTAATGACATTGATGGCAGCTTATTTGTTTTTATATACCAAAGATTCAAGTTTAGAATAGACTCTTTTTTCTTCTTTTGAACTTATTGCTAGAATAGTATTCGCAAATCCACGCAAAAGATTTTCCTTTATCAAGAAAATAATTAATATAATCAGGCTTCACATCAAAAAAATCTGCCCATCCTTGTAATATCATTTTTTTACCCTTATACTCATACCACACATTGCTTCCCTTATTGCCTTGCTGCTCTTTTTCTGTAGCCCATCTACAATTCCCCGGCCCATAATCTCCATCTTTATCTGGGAAGCGATCTAGGCTATGGGCTGGCGATGGCTTTAGCCCCATATCAGCCAAAAAATTCTCGAAACTATTAAGCCACCTATCGCACACCTTTATTCCCCTTCCGCCCCATCTATGAAAGTTTGCGCTATTCTCATTATAACATCGGCTTTTCATACATCCCCATGACCTATATTCGGGTAAACCAGACATGCCATGAGTTCTATAATTTGCAATCAGCCTTTCGGTTCTAATACAACCGCATGACTTTGTCAACCCCCTTCTTAAACAATTACTATCTACCGTTTTTATCGTCCCGCAATCACAAACACATACCCACTGACTTTGTCCAAATCTATTGGGGACACCTTTTTCGATTACGGTCAGCCGACCAAACACGGAACCGGTCAAATCCGGCAATTTTCTACCTCCCATACACCAAACTTTCTAATTTACTATAAAATTTAGTCGATCTTTCTTCTGGCGTCAACAAAGGAGCAAGCGTATGGAACTTCTCTATAATATCTTCCCAGTCTGCCATGTTAGGCCAACGATCTATGCTTGTATCATCCATTACGCTATGACAACCACCCCAAAATGCCCTCTCTACATAATTTAGAGGATGATACATAACACTTAGAAAAGTTGCCTTCGGGAAAATGTGAGCAATAGAATGACGGAAATACATATCGTCTTTCTTCTGACTTGGAGCGCCACAACCGCATTGACAGGTTCCCACTAACTCTTTTCGACGAGCTTTAAACCAATTTTCTTTTAGTGTATCATTCTCGCCTCTTTCATCTCTTGCTGCGGCTTCTTCTGCTATCTTCTTCTGGCTTTTATTGGCAATAGGCTTTTTAGCTTTAGCAACAGCCTCTTTAGGTAGCAAGCCCAATTTAATTAGTTTCATTCGTTCAAAATAGGAAAGCGTTGGCTCGCTCATACCTTATGCTTTTTGTTTTCTTTCTTTACTGCCTCTGTTATGTATTCGACAAGGGATTTTTGTTTTGTAGCGGCTATTATCTTTGCCTCTACTAATACTGGCTTATCTACGGCAGCCATACCAACCTCCCTTTTTTTGTCTTTCATAAATCAAAGATATGCGTTGCTGCTTTCATAAACAAATAAATCTTTCAAAAAATAAATTTTTTTATCCGAATTATTGTTTGTAGGTTTACATTCATGAAGAATCGAAATCTCGACCATAAAGACGATTGGGCCACAGATCCCAATTATCTAAAAACGGTTACTGCGCGAATTGGGGAATATTTCGATCCTTGTCCGTGGCACCACGATTTGCAATTGTGGGATGGGTTGGAAATTGAATGGCAAGATGTTAATTTCATAAACCCTCCGTATTCGGAGCCATTGAAAACGCAGTTTGTGAAGAAAGCTATTGCCGAAAGCAAGAAAGGTAAGCTATGTTTTATGCTTCTTCCGGTATCAACCAGCACACGTCTTTATCATAACATTATTAAGCCAAGCATGAAGCAGCAGGAGTTTGTTTTTAAGCGAATACCATTTATTGGAATAAATAAATATGGGCAGAAGGTTAACTATCACCTAATACAAGATGTTGATGCTAACGAATTTATTAGGCATCCCGACCCAGAACGATTTGATGTTATCCCAAAATATATAAAGGCTAACGGACAGCATGATTCAATGGAAATTACTTTTTAAAAAATAAACCACGATGGTAACACTAAAACACATTCTTACGGAGATAGCCGTATGTATAAATACTACGGATGATGCCAAAGAAAGACGAAAAGCAAAAAAAAAGACTTCAGTTCTTGTACTTAGTTAGAAATTATATTGAAACCAGCCCATCAAAAGAATTTGTTGCGTCCGAAATAAAAAGGTCTAAAGCTCTTATTGTAGCATTACAAAACAGGATACCATCTATGCCAGAGAGTATGTCACTGACAGAATATAACAAGTTCAAGAAATCGCAAGAAAAGGAACTTGGCATTACAAAGCTAAAACAACAGCTAAAAACATTATATTTTATCAGAAATTCAAAACCTGAACAATACTATGAGTAAGCGAACGCTCCCGAAAACCTCCTTACTTGCTTATGACGCATCTAAGGAGTTAAGAACCCAGCATCACAAAGCCATCATAGACGTTCTAAATAAATACCCAGATGGTCTTATATACGAAGAAATAAGCGTAAAGGCAGGATTAGATAAGCATCAGGTAGGACGTCGCTTGAACGAACTTGAACGATTGCAGATCATCCACAAACCAGGAACAACGAAGCCGACATCAACTGGAAGATCAGCCTTCATATACAAGACAACTACTATTGTAGAATACAGTAAGGTGTTAGTACAGAATAAATTATTTTAAAAATATGATACATGCAATAAACGGGATTGACTATGTAATACTTGAATTTGTGTTAATTCGTAATTCCAAAAATCCGAAGGATAAACTTTTAAAAATCCGAGAGTTGGGATGTGTTTTTCATTCTCTCTTGATGACAAGAGAAACGTTTTTTACTAAAGCCATCCTCCATTTCAGATACCTTGTACCGACTAATAAGATGCTTGAATTTGATAGGATTTAACTTGATCCATGACAGTCTTTTTAATTTATTTTTAATATTTCTGTGGTATTTTTTGGTCATTTTGTAGAAAGTTTTGTACATTACAAGCCTTATGATTCTACAATCTCATAACATACTCGAAGACAGGCGATGTGATATGAGGTTTTCAGGTTAATCCCTAAAATCTATAATGAGCTTTGAACTTAGGCTGCTGTCTCGGCCTTCGTTTGAGGCTTTTTTATTGTCTAATATCCATGACTTACCAGGAACAACTAAAGGATACCCGGTGGAATACCAAGCGGACAGAGATTTTGATGAGAGATGGTTTCCATTGTACAAAATGTATGTGCAATGCAGATCATAGGCTTGAAGTTCATCATGTTGACTATATTTCAGGGCTATTTGCTTGGGAGTACCCAAATGATATGTTACTTACTCTGTGTCATCAATGCCATTCAAAAGAACAAAATAGAAATAATCCAGAAACAATGTTGCTTAATACGTTAAAAATGAACGGTTTTCTGGTTTCTGACCTTGTTAATTTTTGCTGCAAAATGGACACAGATCATTCCTTTACTCAACGACTGCTTAAATATTTAAGAAATGCCCAGTAAAGACCCAGCTTTTCTATTTTATCCAAGTGATTTTTTAACCGGGGTTGCTGGACTGACTATGGAGGAGCGAGGGCAATATATAACATTGCTGTGCTTACAGCACCAAAGTGGCGGTTTGACAGAAAAAACCATTAGGTTAACCGTAGGATCTGTCTCGGTTGATGTGCTAAGTAAGTTTCATCTGTGCGAAAATGGTCTTTACACAAATAAAAGACTAGAGGTTGAAGTTCAAAAAAGAATACAATTCGTTGAAAGCCGTAGAGTTAACGGCAAAAAAGGTGGTAGACCGTCAAAATCACTAGGTTATCCGGTAGGTTATCCTAATGGTAAACCTAGTGAAAACCTAGTTAGAGATATAAATATAGATAGTATTATTAAGGAGATAGAAGAACTGAATAGTATTGTTGTAAAAGCTGAAGAAAAACAATTTTATATGTTCCTGATTGTAGAAATGTCAAAAGTATTTAAAGAAAAAAATCCAGAGTACCCATTTAGCCAAACAGAGGACTTCCATGCTTGTTTAGACATAGCCTATAATATTGCTGAATTAAAAAATTGGACAAAGCACGAAGTGGTTAATGGGAAGATGAATGAATGCCTAGAAAGCTGGCGGGTCATAGTTGATTTTATAAAAGAAGATGGCTGGCTCAACACTAGATCCTTATCAGACATAAGCAGCGTTAAAGAATGGCAGAGGTTGGTCATGAAAATGAATGCGGTTAAAAAAGAGAAAAAGAAAAAATCAATCATAGTATGATAGCGCAAGAGACGATATTTGAAGTAAAATCAACAGCCGTTATTCAGGATGTTATAGGAGATTTTATTAAGTTAAAAAAGGAAGGCGCTGACTATAAGGCATTGTGTCCTTTTCATGATGAAAGGACACCGTCTTTTTCAGTGTCCCCTGCAAAGAATATTTACAAGTGTTTCGGTTGCGGTAAAAATGGCGATGCGACCACATTTGTAATGGAGCATGAAAAGATTAGCTACATAGACGCAATAAAATGGTTGGCTAGGAAATACAGGATTGAGATAGCCGATGAAAAAGCAGGTAGGAAAAACTTTGAAAAACCATTACCCAGACTCCAAAAAGTTAATGATGCAACAGTTGAATATTTTGAAAAAGTTAGAGGCATAAGCAATAATACATTACTTCGATTCAAGATCACAGATTCAGTAGAATGGATGCCAAAGGCTAAAGCCGAAATACCTGTAATATGTTTTAATTACTACAGAAAAAATGAATTAGTTAATATAAAATTTAGAGGTAAGAACAAGGATTTCATGATGACAAAAGGGGCGGAATTAATTTTTTACAACTTGGACGCAATTGAACAAGAAACAGAAGCCTATATAGTGGAAGGGGAGGTTGATTGTATGTCATTACATGAAGCTGGTATTTACAACGTTGTTTCAGTACCAAATGGTGCGGGTGCTGGGCAGATGAAGTTGGAGTATCTTGACAACTGCTGGGAATATTTTGAGAATAAAAAGAAGGTTGTTATTATGACGGATAATGACGAACCGGGTCTTAAGCTAAGAGAAGAACTTGCAAGAAGAATTGGATATGATAAATGCTATCAGGTTGAGTACACTAATGGATGTAAGGATTCTAATGAAGTGTTGGTTAAGCATGGCAAAAATGCGCTATTGGAGGTTGTTGATTCTGCTAAGCAGTGGCCGATTGAAGGGCTTGTGGAAATGGATGACATGTATACTACACTAGAGGATTTTTACGAAAACGGTTACCCAAAGGGGTTTTCGGCGGGTATTGGAGAGTTTGATGAGCATCTTACATTTTACCCCGGCCATTTAACAATGGTAACAGGGATTCCTGGAAGTGGTAAATCTGAATTTGTTGATTGGTTAATGACTTCGTTATCAAAAAAATGTGGTTGGAATTGGGGTATTTGCAGCTTCGAGTGCCCTCCTGAATTTCATGCTACTAAACTAGCGGAGAAATTTACCAACAAGTCGTTTGCCCATCGCAGAAATCCGGAAGATAGAATGAACCGAAAGGAATTTGAGTACGCAATAAGTATGATTGATAAGCATTTCAACTTCATAAATCTAAGCCTTGTTAACGTTACGATGGATGGATTGATTGCTAAAGCAGAGGAATTGGTAAAACGCAGGGGGATTAATGGTCTTTTATTCGACCCATGGAATTGCATAGAAGCGAAGTATGGTGACAATGAAACCGAAACGAAGTATGTATTGTCATGCCTGAATAAACTTATTGTTTTCTTAGAAAGATATAAAGTGCATTGTTTTCTGGTGGCCCACCCTACTAAACTTACTAAGGATAAGCAAACCGGTAAATATGAAGTCCCTACTTTATACCACATTTCCGGGTCGGCACACTTCTTCAATAGAACCCATAACGGCATAAGCGTTTGGAGGGATTTTGAAAACAATAATGTTGATGTTTATATACAAAAGGTAAAATGGGCTTGGCTTGGGAAACTTGGGTTTGTTAGTTATAATTTCAATCCAATGACCAGAGCTTACAGTTAGAAAATAAGTCACCAAGCCAGTAGAGGTGGATAATCTGAACTGGTATAACTGGTGGGTAGAGTTTTTTTACTTTAGCACTCTTAAAATTGTTTGAACCCACCAGTTTTTTATTAAAGTTAAAATCGTTTATGACAAAGAATAGGTATCAGCAAATGGTGTGGGTTTACAAAAAAAGAAGATCCAAATTGCGTGAGAGATACGGCAAGAGAAGCGCAGAGTATGGCAGGAGGGCTAAGCCTTTAACTAGCAAGATTAGTATTTGGAACAGGCAGATTAAAAGAATAGAAGATAGGAATGCGAAAATAAAATATATAGATAAAAGAATTTGCGAATTTTTCTGTGTAACCACAATGCTTAATAGTCGCCGAACAAAAAATAGTGTAGGGTTGGCGAGGCGTGTGTTCGTTAAATATTGCTTAGAAAACGGTGTTCGCAGTGTTGACTTAGATAAATATCTTGGGCTTAAAAATGCTTGCGCCAAGCAAAGGGTAAGGTTTACAAAAAGTTTTAATAAACACCCAGAATCAAAAAAATCATACCATAAATTCGTACAGTATGCAAAAAATAGATGAGCATTGGGCAAAAAGAGTAAGTGAATTAATCCCCGGAGATGTGTACAGGGCCACTATTTTTGATCCGTGGAAGACGGTTAAAGATGTAGTAGGAGATAAGATTATTTTTGTTGGGCAATACAGTGGTAAGCTCGGTACTCAAACAGCTAAGTCTATGCAGTTAGTTCATGTGAAGAAACCAGAAATAAAAAACATATATGTGGCTGTTGCACTTCTTGCAGAAAGTCCGTTAAAGAAAAATGTTATCGTTTTCGACCCAAAGAACCATGCCTACCGTAATTAAAATAACCATACCCAACAAGTACTGTAAAGAAGGGGATGAGGTAGAGATTGTTTCGATTTTTCATTTACCGGTTCTACTTGTTAAAAACTCAAAAGAAATATTTTCAATCCATGAAAGAGATACCGATTATTCAACTAAGTCCAGCGCAAGCAGCCCAGAGATTAAATGAATTAAGACATACTATACTTGGTCAGTTATATCCTCAAAGCAAAATAGTTTTTTCAGATATGGACATGGAAAGGCTTATTAGAGTTGAGGACGATGAGCCAGATGATTTGGATGATGAAATTGAAATAGACGAGCCATGATTGCAGATGTAAAAATGTATAACCCTATTCTCTGTGCTTGTTATGAACTATGCTATGGCTTTCCAGAAGCAGAAGAATGGATATATGGGACTAAGGAGTTTATTTTTCTTTTTAATATAAATTAAACGACAAAATGGAAAATTTCAAATGGGATGACGCTACAGTAAAGGAGTTCTTTCATTTCACGACCACCCGCCAACCAAAAAGCGAACATTGGCTATCTGATGACATTGCGGCCTTCAAGGAAAGCAAGGTTCCTAAATGGGAGATAGTGGACAATACATCGTGGATGGAGAAAAGGAAAATAATCCATTCAGTTCGTCGCAAATCAAATGGTGAATTATTTAAAGTTGGCGACAAGTGCGCTGTATCGTTTGATGGCGGCAAAGGTTTTGAAGATATTATACACCATTTCTGTTCTGAAAATTCGGGAGACAGTCCCGGCATCATCGATGTTTATTTTAACAATCACATGGCCGCATACGATATTCAGTCGTTAAATATCATGAAAACAGGACGCTGGCCTCTGTTTCTTACAGAGGATTGCAAGGATATTTACGAAGGTGATTCTTGCTGGTATGTAGACAAAGATTTTTCGATTACATATTGGATAGATTGTAGAAAACCACCCAGGGATGGCTTAAGGTGTTTTAGTACGGAAGATGCAGCTAAAGAGTATGCGTTAACGAACAAGCCCTGCCTCTCAATAAAAGAGGTTTCCGAAAACGTGTATTCGATTAGTGGCGTTTCGATGGATAATTTAAAAACACTCGCCAAAAAGAAGATTAACCCATAATTAATCACAAGTAGCACAATTTTTGCTTACATTCACCCAATCAATAATGATACCACTCGCTTTCATCTCAATCATAGCAATTATGGGAATAATAATAAAAAAATACAGTGGTATATCAAAAAACCAGTTCAAGGAGATAATGAATGAACTGGGTATAATCAGGGAACAGTTAACTATTCATAATTTAAAACTTAACACAATCATGTCAACATTTGAAGAACTATCGGCCAAGCTGGATGCGCAGACAGCGGTAATAACCGATGTTAAAACCAGTTTAGATGCCGTGGATTTGGACATTGCAGGGCTTAAAACCCAGATTTCAAACCTACCTCCTGCCGGATCGGTAATTACCCAAGAACAGCTTGATTCCCTTTCTGCCAAAGCAGATGCGGTTAGTCAGGGGCTTGCAGACCTTAGATCAAAGGCCGCTGCAATTGACGCAGAAACCCCAGAAACAACCCCGCCAGCTACCGGAGGTTAAGATTTTTCACGTTTTTTACATTTTTTAGCCCCTGCTGTAACAAGTCAGGGGCTAATTCGTTGTTAGAAGCCATTAGGAGCGAAATGCGGGCTTCAAATCCAAAAAACGTACCGTGGCCTCAAAATGCACCAGATGGTCTCAAATCGTCTCTAATGCGTTAATCTTGTTCAGGAGGGGTTAATCGGTTCTCGTTGATGGTTTCAAAAAAGTCGTCTGATGCTGCTATAAATCCAGAACCCATCAAATGCCACTGGTCGTTGATCCATAGATATACCATCCAGCTTGCATTGTCGTATTTACCTTTACACCAATAGAATCCTTGTTCTCTATTTAAACTACTCATTGTGGAGCCTTTAATAGTGTTTCATTGATTTTGAAAATCTCTAATTCTTTGAAGTCCACATTTGTTCCCGTTACCATCCGATACCCACCGTGGCTTTGTGTCCATTCTGCCACACACCAATCTTCATGTTCTGTTACTTTGACCCAGTAGAAGCCTTCTTCTCTAGTTTCTTTATTCATTTTAGGTTGGTTGTTTAATGGTTATTATTTGTCCTGAATATAAAGCCAGCAATCAATAAATTTCTGATGCAGCCTTTTGTTCCGTGCAACATCTTCTTTAGTCCACCCATGTTTTTCCATTAATTCTGGATAGCCCTCGTCATCCCAACCTGCTACAATCCCATATCTCCAAGCATCCAGCCTATCTTGCGCCATGTCTTTGGACGTTTGAACTGTATTTATATACAATGATTCTAAAGGGTTTTCAGGAAAGTGACCGCCATCTGTGGCGAGAGTAAATTTTACCGTGCTGTCTAGTTCTCTGATCGGTTTTTTTTTCATTGGTTAAGTTTAATAGTAATGGGTTCTATTTTCAAAGGACACCAATCGGGTAAGATGGTAGAATTTTCGTCATCTAACTCTAATGAGTTTTCTTCATCTGCTGACGGGTGGGAACAGTATTCGTCATGGTATTTGGTTTCTGCCCAAAACGGGCATTGGGTGCAAAAGGCTATTTCATGTATCATTAGTAGGGGGTTTATTTTTTTGAATGAACCTTTAAAAGGTATATCCTTAATTTTCTCCATTCGTCATCGTCTATATTTACAGACGTGTAATTCCATCCTTCGCCAATTCCCAATTTGTATCCATTTGGTTGTTTGATGATCGCGTATCCTGTGCCATCTACTATTTGCGGTACAATTTCCCTATCGAGATAAATCATTTTACCGTAAAATTCATCCATTAGCTTTCCTGCCAACTCTAATTTAGAATATTTTTTATTTATTGACATACAGATCGCAACCGTATCATGATATTGGTAGTACCACCACGGCTTACCCCAATTCCCCAGTCCACTATCCCTTTCATCCCTTAATTGATGCCATTCTGCGCTTCCTACTGGTGCTAAGTATAATGTATCCCCGTGAATCATTAAATTATTATTGCTTAAACCATGGGCTGCGAGTGTGTCAAATACAAAATCGTATTCGGGGCGTACAATAAACCCAAGCATAGCCGCACTATCTGTCCCAACTATGCCATGCCAACGTGAGACTACTACTGGTTTCTTTTTCTTTAATGGTATATGCGAATGCTCTTTAACAGACTGTGCATCTGCCAATAAGACTACGCAGAACAAGACTAAAGCGGAAGCTAAGTGTTTTATTATCATTGATTTATTTTTATAGTAGGGGGTTTTATTTAAGTTTATATTTTACCATTTAGCGGGTTTATCCCAATCGACTGTCAATAGGAATGTTCCTAACCATAAAAACCACATGACGGGTGGAACAATCGACACAAGAATCACTAAAAATCTATCTCTGTTTGTCCATTTACCCTTTTTCCACAACAGTCTTGATATAAAATATGTCGCTACCCAAGCAAAACCATATATTATTACTTGATTTACAGGCATTTAAGTTTATTTTTTAGTTCTTCAATCCTTTTAGCCTGCTCTTTCGCCCAAACCTTTCTACCCAATAATGTATCACGGTCTTTGGGTATCTTTTCCGCTTCTACAGCCTTTATTTGGGCTTCTATTGGTTCAACCCATTCTGGCTCCTGCCATTGACCCAGCTCATCCAATTCGTCTTTATTAATCCCGCTTCCGTCCCTACCTCTTGCTGCATTAATAAGGGCATTATTCCGTTCTGTGTCAACAGTATAATTACCATCTGCCACTTTTTTGTTTAAATCAACCACCTTTACTTTTCCTTTAGGTTTGTCAAGTAATGGCTTTACCGGAGTGATACCTTCTTGCGAAACGCCAATTTGCACTGACTTCGATTCGTCAACTATGTACTTCCCATCTAAATTATCCTGAACCTGCTTAATCTGCTCTTCATTAAAACCAGCGCCTTCCATTATAGCCCGTTCTTTTTGGCGAATCATATCCATATCCACTGGTTCATTCACAGCTTGGTATATACCATACTTCCGTTCCATTTGCTGCAATTTAAGCTGTGCTAACTGCATTTCTTGGACTATTGGGAATATTACTTCCAACATTGATGTTTCTACAAACACTCCTTTTTCAAACCTATACAATCCTCCTTCTTTATAGGAATAGGGAGGCTTATTAAGCGCATTAGAAATTCTTTTGCAGGATTTATCGGTAATCAATCTTTTGCCGCTTAAAATAGACGACAATGTGTTTGATGGTATCCCCAAGTCTCTTTCCAGTTTACTTTTGCTAACTCCCGAATCGACTAAAGAGTTTAGCTTCTCTAAAATTTCAATAACTGTCATTTTACTAAGATGTTTCGATAAAGCTAAGAAGTTTAGGCGACACCACCAACTCTCCCCCTAACTATTGTTAGACGTATTCCCTCAATCCCCCCAACCCTGCAAGTAATCATCTACAAAGTGCAATATCCCTCCATAACTCACCTACACCCCCCTCCCCCAACCATTCCCAACACATTAAACCAACAACCTCTCACAACCACCTCAAACTCAATACAAACCAAATTAGCCCAAAGACCAAA